TTACTGATTTAGTGCCTGGGGCATGGATGGGGCAAAACCTCCAAAATTTGCGTTGAGTATCGCCATCTGATTACTGTTGTTGTCAGTCATCCATTTTCCGTAAACGTTGTAAACCATTTGCGCTGAAGTGTGGCCCATCTGTGAGGCAATGAAGTTTGGATTTGCTCCTGCACTTAATGCCCAACATGCGAAAGTGTGTCTTGATTCATATGCACGGCGATGGCGAATGCCGGCTCTCTTGAGCACATCATTCCACGTCGCGCCGAATGAACCAGGTGCATACCAGTCTCCACCTTTTCCATTCCTTGCAGTCAGCCGCGGAACAAATACGAAAGTACATGCATCTGTTCTGGTTCTGCCGAACTCTCTCAAATGCACTTCTATTTGATGCTGTTTGCCCATCCGGGTATAAGCCATCTGGCTTTTCAGAGCCTGTATTGCTGCGTCGGTGAGCACTATTTCCCGGTTTCCGCATTCTGTTTTAGGCGGGGTGAAATGTCCTTTAATGGCAATGTTGCGGCTTACAGTGATTGTCCATTTTTTCAGGTCTATATCTTCCCAAGCCAGCGCACTGATTTCTCCGTGACGTAGTCCAGTGTTAACGGCCAGTATCCACAGATTTTTTATTTGCTCTGATGGGCAAGCGTTAAGAAGTCGGAAATATTCTTCGTGGGTAAGTGGATCTGGTTCCGATCTACTCTTCCTGAGAGGATCAATGCCTTCGAATGGGTTTCTGTCGATATACCCATTTTGCTTAGCGAAAGAAAACATACCTCCAAGACAGTTAAGGTAGACATTTACTGTTCTCACTGTCCGGCCTTTTTTGGCGGAGCGATTCTTCTGGTGTTTCCCACAAATCTGGAACCCTGTAAGTAACTCCTTTCTCACTACCAGAATCTGTTCCGTGTTAATACTGGAAAGCAATTTGTCTGGGCCCAGTAATTCGCAGCAAATTTTGATGTAAGACCGGTAACGGTTGAAGGCGTTAAGCGTAATTTCCATCCTTTTAAGCTCCAACCATCTTTTGGCGAGTTCTCCAACAGTAATCCCTGGGCGCGTCAGGCCAAATCGCCCAAGGTTTGAAGACTGCGGGAACTGCTCGACATAATTGAACGTGCCGATCTTGATGGCATAGCAAATGGTCGTTCTCAGTTCTCCTGCCATTCTCCTGTTTTTTGGGGTGTCAGGTATACCGAGATTTTCCCGAACCCTTACACCCTTATATATAAACCACAGGCGCAAACTACCCCCGTGATTTTCTACCCCGGTAGGATATTTCATGTGTTCTCCTTGTTGTGAATCACTGGGGTATTTAAACAGATTTCTGGCGCGGGATCGCCGGGCGCTGACGTTCAACCCAGTTGTCTATCTCTAAGCGATTGTAGAGGATAGGGGAGTTGTCCTTAGGCTGGCAGTCTCCGGAATAGTGCCGATACTCGCGACCTTCCATCCAGGATTTTTCACGGGCCGATTTGATAGCGTTTTTGGTGAGTCCGGTGATCGTCATCAGCACTTCTTCCGAAACCCACTTATTAGGAGTCAGCTGAATAACTTCGCTCATGGTGTTCTCCAGGCAAAAAGAACCCGGCGCGTGGCCGGGTAAAAGGGATAATGGAGGCGGTGTTTTCGCACCCAATAGCCAGCTCATAACTGGCTATAAGTTGCATTAGTCATCTTCATCTTCTTCCCAGCCCTCGTCGTAATAAGGAGAGGCCAGAAGAGGGTTGGTCGCGGAAAGAAGCTCAGCTGCTGCACCTTGGCGCTGAAGTCGGCGTAGTGCCTCGTATAGCTCGAAAGCTTCAGTGCGCTCGTCACCAACATCGAGGGCACACGCTACTTTGTGCGCCTCTGATACAAGATCGGCTAACTTGTTGTGTACGTCTTGCAAGGAATGCATGTCACTTACCTCTCTGCTTCATAATCAGCTCTAAGTCTGCCTGACATTCCGCGCATGTCTGGCAGCCAGGAACGGCAGCGCGCCGCGGCGCCGGGATATTCTCTCCGCATTCACTACAATGCTCAGCTGATACGGCGTTGTGATTTATGCGGCGAGCGGAAAGGGCAGCGTTACGTTGAAGCTCTTCAATCTCTGCTGCGGTATCGATGATGTCCATGGTCAACGCTCCCAGAACTGTCGGTTAATTCGGTTGAAGGTGAACGCCAGCAATAAAAAAGGCCGCGATGGAGAACTGGTGATTAGTGCCTTCATGCGGCATGTTCCGCGTTGTGTTTGAATGCCCACTTTCGAAAAGCTTTCTTCAAGTCGCCTTTTGTGTAACGCATACCGCGGAGCGGATTGTGTCGGGAGTTACGCGCTCGCTTTTCAATCGCCCCACTGAACAGACAACCGGTAGCGTCATCCATATTCATGAAGACGCTTACGATATTCTTCATCCCATATTGAACGAGCACGACAGGTTTAATCTTCTCGGGGTGTTTCCAGGCTTTTTTGTCACTGAACATCGCCATGCGCATATAAGTGCGAAAGTCATTCGATTTATCTCCGGCTTTCATTTTGCGGAGATATACCGCGCCTTTTCTGTATTTGCTCATTGTTCTGCTCCAAACCGCCCGTTAAGGCGGCCAGTTTTGACGACTAACTCCAGGAGGCTAACTCCCAGAGGTGCAATTTGCTGGTGGTGTTTCTTGATGATGGGCTTAACCGTTGCGTCCCAGTTAGGCTTTGGCTTTTTACGCATATCCTGTTTGATTTCCTCCGTACAACGGCGGCAGGCGGCGCGGATGGCGTTTTCGTCGGCTGGTGTCATGCTGCCTCCGTCTTCACAACGTCGATGGCGCAGCCGGGGATCAGCTCAACGGCAGCGGTGGCGCACTGGTTTCCCCAGTGGCTCCAGCCTGGCGCTGCGCTGCGGCTGAACAGCTCAATGCGCGGCACGTCGCCGTATAGCAACTCCAGGCGGTGGCGCACTTCCCACGGTTTCTCGCTGTGAGCTCCGAGCGGGCTGTAGACCACCTGCTTAATGCCGGCATGCTTGCGTTCCAGCCCGGCGCCGCGGGTGGCTATCAGCACGTCTTCCGTGTTGGCGCGAGTGTGGTTGCCGCCGTTCATGCGCGTCTCTGCATTCAGCAGGGCGAGGAAGTCGTAAAAGTCGGTCACATCTCCCTCTGCCAGCGCTTTATTAATGCGTAACTCGGCCAGTTGGTTCAGCTTCACCCAGGTGAATAGCTTCATCGTGCGCACCGTAAAACCCCACGACTCAGCAAGCGCGACCGCCTCCTGGTTATGGGTGCCGGTGTACCACATCGCGAGCACAGCGTTATCCGCGGCGAGCTCCCATACAGGGAGCCGTTTCATATCGAGCAGACTCATGGTGGGGTAGTGATCGACGGCGGCGCCGTTGCTGATCTGGTTCCCGTAAGACCAGGCAGGGTCGGCATAGATAAGTGAGTAGCGGTTCATAGGACTGACTCCATCTCATCGATATAGAGGCCAGATGCGATAAGCCGGCGGCGCCGGGCCGCTTTATCAATGCATTTCTGGCGGTTACCAGAAGCGGCCTGAGCTATCGAGCGTTTAGTGAACAGGCGCGTTTTGCCCTGCGGGGTGATGACCTTTGGCCTTGTGATCAAATCAAAGGTGCGATCGCAGATTCCATCCTCATTGAGCCAGGTTTTCGATGCGGCCAGCTGCGCAATACGGCCTTCTCCCCTGGTTATGCTGTTAGCAACGCGGTTAAATTCGATAAGCGACACGCCAAATTTCTCCGCTATTTCGCTGCCGGTTACAGGGCGGCCGCGCGTCTGAATCATCCAGATCACGCGTTCGCGGAGTCCGGAGAATTTCCCGACTTTGCCGGGCCTGCGATAAAATGGAGTGCGTTTCATTTCCACTGCTCCCCGAAGGTAAAGCCGATCTCTTCCAGCGATTCGTCCATCTTGCTGATGAACTCAGGCACCATTTCGTTGAAGTCGGACATGTATTTGTCGTCGCGCTCAACAACCACGTGATGAATGCCTTCTCGCTTCATGCGAGGGTCATAATTCGCGAAATACCAGGCATCCTTGCCGGTTACCCACATGCTGAATTGCACCTGGGCCATATAGGCTGACTTGATAGCCTCAAAGCCGCCAAGCCGGAATTTCATGAAGTCGCGAGAGGTGAAAGGGCACTTCAGCTCAAGGCCGCGGCCATCATTACACAGGCCGTCAGGTGAGCAGGCGGTACGCATGCCTTCGTCGCGGAACAGGATCGGAGACTCCGCGACTTTCACGTCAGTGGTGAACTCAAAAAGAGTGCGGGCGTCTTCCTCGTACTGCTTACCCCAGGCCAGCGCCTTGGCGTTTATCTCTGGCGCGACGCCGGTGCATACCTCGGCGAGTAGGGTGTGGAAGTAGGACATTTTCATGTCTGTCCACTTCTTCCCAGATCTTGGCTTGGCGATGACGTTATGCACTTCGGAGGCAGTGATGACGCCGAGGCGCAGCCGGTGCCACGCCTCATCGCCCTGTTGGATGTTGTTTACGTCAATGCCGGTCCTGGCCATGATAATTTCAGGTGTCATGCTGCCACCTGCGCTTTTTTCTGGAGGAAGCTATAGCCTTTCTGCGCTTCTTCTTCGGTGAGTTGTGATGCCTGGAAAATATCACGCTTGAAAATGTTGCTGCACAGAGGCAGGAAGTCCTGTTCCCAGTCTTTATTCAGTGACGATAAGAGATCGGTGATTGCCTGCAGCGTTTCATCGCTGGCCACTAGGGGGAGCTCCTCTGTAGTGCTGCGCGGAGTAACGTCACGCACATCCAATTCCAGCGTTTTACCTTCCATCTCTTCGGCTGTAGGCTGCTGTCCAATCTCAGGCCATGCCTTACGCAACGCCTGGGCTTCTGCGCATTTCGCCAGTTGGCCGTATGGGCGCTTTTTCCACATAGCGTTCGGCGCCGTGGTGTCGCGGCCGCCGGTGGCATAGTTTTCAATCCAGTATTCTTTGGCGCTGAATTCGACGATCTCGCCGCTCGGCATGCGCTTGAAAACGGTGTATTTGCACCACTGAGGGAAGGTAACCTCGACACCAGTAAGCGTCTGAGTTACGTCGGGACCGAATTCTGGTTCCCGCGCCCCAGCATAATCGCCGGAACGATCTGCCTGAATGCGGTAAAGCCCGATTCCCGGCATGACCACGTCGCGCCATTCACTTTTCCCTGTTCTCGAATCTTTGACGCTCATCGGCACGAGGTGGACAGGCTTCAGTAGTGGATCCAGTTGGCGGGCGCGGCAATAATCGAGCGCCATCATCACAGATTCGTCTTTGGCGCCAGGGTAGATGCTGTTCTTCAGCGCGCTCCAAGTAGCGACGTCGATGCCTTTTTCCTGCAGCGCGCTCGCTGTGATTGTTAATTCGTTTGCCATCGTTAATCCCCTCAAAAATTAAAACGGGCAGCCGGTACGGTGTTCCCAGTCGTATTCCGCCTGGGAGTAAGCAACTGCCGAAATGAAATCGTTATATGCCTCTCCGGCGGCATCGCTGCGGAGTCCTTCGTATGGGCTTTTGTCCATCGGTACAGAGAAGAGGAACAGACCTGACGGCTCTTTCGGCAGGGCGTCGATAATTTCCTGCGCCCGGTCGTCAATCCACTTTTCTTTTTCCTCGGAAAGCTGTTGCTCAACCCAACGACGATCTTCAATGCAGTCGTAAGTGAGAAATTCGTTCATGTCTGAACTCCTGAAATTTGGATGTGCAGAGCCCGGCTGCATGAAGCCAGCCCGGCCTTTCAATGTGAAACTTGATTAATCAGCATGACGGCTCAGAATGTATGAAGCGCAGCGGCGACAAATAAGGTGACCAGATGCTGATTGATAAAAAATTGCCAACTCCGATGTACCCAACCGAAGAGATGGGTAGGCGTTCTAAACGGAATCGTTGGTTTGTGAAGGAAAAGGGTAGTGACCAGCCAAGCGATCAGTCATGGTATGACTGGTGGAAATCACGTTCACTTGGTTTAGGTGAGAGTGGACATATAGCGTGGCGTTCTACGTGTATCGCAAAAAATGCACCTGATCCGTTTAATCCGCCTGATTTCTTTGAAGTCGATTTTAGAGCGCCTGATGGCAAGCTTTACAACCTCGAATTCAAGCTCGCGCCTCACGGGCCAAATAAATGACAGGTTAGTTGCTTAATCCGTTTCCGCGCCCATCGAGGTAAATCTCGATAAGCAGGGCTTTGGTGTAGGTACGTTCGCAGCCGCGGTGAAGGTATAACTTCCCGCGCTTGTGAGCTGATGCAGTCCAGGTGCCGTCGCGATGCTTAACCAGCATGCCTGGCTGAACGGCGCCGCGGTTAACGGTCTGGGTACCGTAGTGCTGACTAATCATGGAAGACCTCCATCACAAATAAGGCAATCAGCAGGTATATTGCTATCAAGCCAATGCAGAAGCGGACCATGTATCGCCAGCACCGCCGCGACATACCGCAACGACCATCATCAAATTCATCGTGATTCATATCACCCTCGTTGCCTTATCGCCGGCCAGCGGAACAAGAAAGACTTCTGCGCTTAATCTCTGGCGGTGGATGGCCGCCGGTTGTCATAACTAAGCCGCCTCGATGAAGCGACTGAGGTATGAAAGTCGTTTGAATACGCACCATTGCCGCTCTCCCTGAGCCCGCCGGGCGCCCGACGCATGGTTTACTGTCGCGCCGTTCGACTGACCGAATCTCCACTTAACCTCTGGCTAACTTCGCTCAGTTGTCGGTGTTTCGTTTCGATGGAGTGAATTTAGCGTTATGCTAAATTAATATCAATAGCAATATGCTAAATTATTCATCGGTTGGATTTAGCGTATTGATTAATAAGCGATTAAAAATTTACTGGGCAGGAATTTAGGGTGTAAAAAAGCCCGCACAATGGCGGGCTTGATAGGTATTGTGTCAGGCTATGGAATGTTCAGTATCTTGGCATCAACCACTACACCGATAATTTTACAGTTGCCATTAACCTCTATCATTGGGTAAGCGGGGTTAAGAGGCTTAAGGAAGCGCCTGCCTGCATCGATTACAAGCTTCTTAAAGGTTGCTTCGTTATCGCCTTCCAGCTTTGCAACAACCAGCTTCCCGTTGCGAGGTTCCACTTCAGGATCCACTAGGATAGCCGCTCCCTCAGGAATGCTCAGGCCTGCAGGGGAGGTCATGGAGTCTCCTTTGACGTCCAGCCAGAATGAATCTTCCGAACAGATAACGGTCGTGTCATACCAGCGATCAATCGCTCTTCGATGATAAGGTTCTACAGCTTCCATCCATTGCCCCGCGCTTACCCAGCTTATTACCGGATAACTTCCTTTTGTATCGTTCAGTCCTCGAAATGCAACGTTCGAAGGTTCTTCATTAGAGTGTAAAACATCCATCCAGCCAAAAGGCAGATCAAGAGCGGTTTCAATTTTACGAGCCATCTTATCGCCAATATTGCGATGAGGGGTCGGTCCCAGGAGCTGGCTAAGGGCAGCCGGACTTGTCTCGATGAGTTCGGCGAAGTGCGCCTTGGTCATTCCAGACTCGTGCTGGCGCTTCTCATACAGCGCTTCCAGGTTGGCTTTTCTGATTTCTTTATTTTCCATCCCTGCATTGTTACTGCTTTTAGCAAATCGATAAATGTGCAAATTGCTAAATGTTGCTTGCGTAGTATTTAGCATAACGCTAAACTCCAAATCAAACGACTCACCCGGAGACACCAATGAGCACTGAACTACACCGCTGGCGCAAGACCGCCACTACCGACGAATGGGCACAGCTCGCAAAGTTGGCTAACACGACGCCAGGGTATCTGGACCAGATTGCATACGGAAATCGCCGGGCATCACCAGAAATGGCATCTGCTATCGAAAAAGGCACGAAGCATTTTCATCGCCAGGCTCCGGTCCTCAAAGAAAGCCTGGTATTCGCATCGCCGCGTGATACAGCGGCCTAACCACGAAGGGAAATCGATGCAATCACTTACGTATCACCACAATACCGGATTCGTTCCGGCCGCGATGATAAATCGCGCTCAAACAAAACAGGATCACGATCATGAGCTGATCCGCGATGCAGTAAGAGCCTGGGCGTCAGCTATCGACAATCAGGACGTGGTATCAGCTCTGATTATCAACGAGTACCGGGAGCAGGGCGGCAATTCAATCAGCTTTCCTGACGACATCAGCCGGGCCCGGCAGAAACTCTTTCGCTTCCTGGATAACCGGTTTGATTCGGAACAGTACCGCGAGAACGTTCGCCAGCTGACTCCGGCAATCATGGCTGTATTACCACTGGAATTCCGAACAAAGCTGGCGCCGCAAAACGACACCATGTCGTTGATAGCTTCTGCAATGAAAGAGTGTGCAGAGGCCAAGCAGGCAAATGCGCCTGAGCATCAGAAACTGAAGGAGGTAAGCGAGGGTATCGCTTCGCTGTTTCGCCTCATGCCGGAGCAGGTAGGCCCACTGATGACGATGGTGACATCGATGCTGGGGGTTATGTGAAGACGTTAGGAATGGGTGAAGACTGTTGTGCGCCAACACAGCCAGCCTTCGATGCAATAACGCGAGTCAATTGCGAGGTCATTATGACAAACGCTAATCAAAAACGCCAGGCGCAGGAGGTTTAACTGTGTCGAACGTAGCTTACGCCAATTTCGCGGCACACTCAGCCGCTAGGAGCAACAGGATGGAGAACCAGAAGTCTGGTTACGTCCCGTTGTACCGGAGCATCAAGAAGAAGTCATGGGCTAAAGACGTGTTCCTGCGCACATTGTGGGAAAACCTTCTCATTGACGCCGCCAGACAGCCATATACGGCCTTCTTCAAGGGCAAGCAATGGCCTCTGCAACCCGGTCAACTGGTCGTCACTGCTGCAGATCTTGGGCTTCAGTTGTGTGACCGTCAGGGTAATCCGACAAGCCGTGACGCAGTGGAGAGAATGCTGTCTGTTTTCGTTCGCGAAGGGATGATCACCATCGAGGGAGAGAAGCGAAAAGGCAGGGTGATCACCATTAAAAACTATCTCGAATATGCTCAAAAAATGGACGATTTACCCGCGCATAAAGCCGCACATATAAGCGCACATGACGAAGCCAGTAATGGTGCGGGTTCGGAAGGGTATGCCGCACATAAGGCCGCACAATTCCCCGCACATCATGAACAAGAAGGTAATAACAAGAATATAAATAACTCTTCGTCCGAGAATTCTGACGAATCCTCTGACAAGCCCGGAAAAAAAACTCCTGTTTTGAGACCAGAAGCAGCGATCCAGAGCGGCACAAAATGGGGCAACTCTGAAGACCTCCGCTGTGCTGAATGGCTGTTCACCGTCGTACAGGGCATCGCCCCCTCTGCAAGAAAACCGAACTACGCCACCTGGGCGAATGATATCCGCCTGATGCGGGAGCGTGACAAGCGCACCCACAAGGAAATCGCCTCGCTGTTCAAGTGGGCCTGTGAAGAAAAATTCTGGAAGGGCAATGTCCTGTGCCCATCAACCCTTCGCGAAAAGTGGACTCAGCTCGATATCAAGCGAGGTAAGCAGACCAACGGAATTACTGCCGACAAGCCGAAGGTTGACCTGACCAACACTGACTGGATTTACGGAGTGCAGCTATGAAAAGCCTTGCAGAGCAGATGCATAACTTTGACCGAGAGCAGATGCGCCGCGTTGCGCACAACCTGCCGGAGCAGTACGACGAGAAACCGCAGCTTGAGCAGGTGGCCCAGGTCATCAACAGCGTGTTCAGCCAATTGCTGGCAGCTTTCCCGGCAACCACTGCAAACCGTGACCAGACCGAGATGAACGAAATCCGGCGCCAGTGGGTTCTGGCATTCAGGGAGAACGGCATCACTACCATGGAGCAGGTTGCGGCTGGTATGCGGGTCGCCCGTCGTCAGGAACGCCCATTCCTTCCGTCACCCGGTCAGTTTGTTGCCTGGTGCAAGGCTGAAGAAGCTGCGGCGGCCGGGTTACCTAACGCCGATCAGCTGGTGGACATGATTTACCAGTATTGCCGCACCCGCGGACAGTATCCGGATGCCGAGTCCTACCCCTGGGAGTCCAGCGCGCACTACTGGCTGGTTACATCCTTGTACCAGAATATGCGCGCAAACGGCCTCAGCGACGCTGAGTTGCGCCACAAAGCATCAGAGGAACTGGCGCGCATGGCTAACCGAATTAACTCAGGAGAGACGATTCCGGAGCCCGTTAAGCAACTTCCTGTCCTTGGTGGTAAGCCGTTATCACGCATGCAGGGACTGGCCAGGCTGGCTGAAATTCGCGAGAAGCACGGACTGAGAGGGCGCAAACAATGACCGGCAAAGACGCAATTCTGAATTACCTCATGACACACAAAACCTGCAGCTCACCGGATGTGGCTGAAGCCTCTGGCATGTCGCACAGCTGTATCAATCAGGCGGCAAACATTCTGGCAAAGCAGGGCGTACTGGTAGCAGTAGCGAAGGTATGGCGAACGGTTCACTACCGGCTGGCTACCGAGGAAGAAACCTCCGGCCAGAAGAGCACCAATCAGATTTTCAACGAGTGCCGGCAGAGCCCGGTTATGAAACGAATTTTAGCGGTCTACGGGAGAGCGCAGGCATGAATAACGAAATAGAACTCACAGCAGCACTGGCAACGAGCAAGAAGAGTAAAGTTGGCGATCATTTCTTTGAGTTCCCCGCATCACGTGGAACTCAGGGTGGTTCAATTGTCCTGATGCTGACTGTTCCTGCTCGGACACTAACGCGAGTCCTTGCCAGTGATAATTATGGGGACACTCTTGAACGCTCACAGCGAGAACTGAACCCAGCCCGGGCGAAAAAGTTTTATCAGTATCTCGTTGAAGCATACGAAAACAAAGAGCCATTTATCATTCCACCGCTGGTAGGTAACTGCGACTCGTATGTTGAATTCGAAGAGTTCGGAAACACTAATGTCGGGGTGGCCCGATTCCCGATGGATGCAGAGATTAAATTGTTTGATGGTCAGCATCGCGCAGCCGGTATTGCGGAGTATTGCCGCACCATTGATGAGCCGATCCACGTACCGATGATGCTTACTCTCCAGTTGCCACTGAAGACTCGACAGCAGTTTTTCTCGGACATTAACAACAATGTTTCGAAGCCATCTGCGGCTATCAACATGGCCTATAACAGGCGTGATAAGAACGCGCAGGAGATGGTTAAATTTATCAGCTCACACGATGTCTTTTCTGAAGTCACCGATTTTGAGCATAACGTCGTTCCCGCTAAAAGCGATAAGTGGGTAAGTTTTAAAGCCCTTAGTGATGCTACTGCGAAATTCTCTGGTTCCTGCTCACAAGATGATCTGGAGGGCTTATGGAATGCGTGGCTAATGCTGACCGGGTTAGATGATATTCGCCGAGGCACGAACCAGGCTGAGTACAAACGCGAGTATATCCAGTTCCATGCAGTAATGATTAATGCCTTCGGCTATGCAGTGCAGAGGTTAAGCGAAGGTCGGGGAATTCGCGGGGTAACATTGATGATTGAAGACCTGGTAATGAATACAGGCATCACTGATCGCGAAGATTTTTTCCTCATTTCATCCTGGGATGGTGTTTGCGCTAGCTGTGAAAAATCCAGGCCAACGGTCATTGCTAATGTCTCCGCTCAGAAAGCAGCGGCTTTGCGTCTGATGGATGCCATCGTGAACAAGAATCTGACTGCGACTAATAGTAAGGATGCCTGCCATGACTGATCTCACCCGACTGTTAGCCAGCCTCAAGCGTCGCGCTGCCCACGCAAAAGAGTTTGGCCACGATGTTCTGTTTGTAAAGATTGAAGACATTGATGCGCTGGTAGAGGCGCTGGAATCGAGTACATCATCCTCAAATTTGCTGGGTAATCCTTGTGAAAAAAGAGGCACTCTTAGCGATCAGTGCATTGAAACATCCTTGAACTGCGTCGACAGAGCACCTCTAAAGACATCGTAGATGTGACCAAATCAACGTTAACATTATGGCTATTTATTGCTTTTAATTTCAGTTAGTTAATCATATGTCAGCCTAAAGAGTGTCACCATTTCTTTAATCGATAGTGAAGTTGACGAACGTAAAAATCAGGACTATAAGTACTGTATAAATACACATGTGTATTTATACAGTATAGGTTTTCGTAATCGACAAGGAAAAATGGAAATGGTTGACCAAAAAAGCAATGCACAAGTTTTAAACGGTGTTAACGACGATATTTCAGAAATGAAATCACTGACCACGTTGCGCAAGCGTGTGGTTACCGATGGTGAGGTGGTTTCTAAATCACAGAACGCTTTTCGTCTGGCGGGTGGTAAAACGGGTGTCATCCTGCGCAATGACGGTAATGACTTTTATGCTCTTGTAACTCCAGAAGGTCAGGCGCAAGACGGACAATGGAACACCCTTCGCCCATTATCTTTCAATCTCAAAACTGGTCGAGTTTCTCTCCGTAATGGCGTGGACATTTCTGGTGGGGCAGTAGTTTCGCATGATGCAGGCATTTCGGCGCGTACGACCGGCCCGTCGCCGATCATAAATGGACAGACCTATTCAGCCCCCTCCATTCATACCGATTTTACCAGCGGTAATATCACGACCCAGATGATGATGGGCTCCCGGGTAGATGCAGGCAAGCAAGATTACGGTCTGCTGTCCTATCGCGACTGGCAGGGTAACTGGAACGAACTGCGCGTTCGGTCAAATGCCGAACTGGATGCCGGGCAGTTTACCAAACGCAATTCAGAGGGATGGATTAAAGCTGCAGGTAACCGTAACGTCAACAATGATAAAGACCGTAAAACCAATGCGTTATGGGTTCAGGGCGCGGGGGATTTATCCGCAGACTTATATCACTATGAGCGTATTGGTCAGCATCATTTCCTCGGCCTGCATGTTGCTAATGGCGGCGCGCAGGGGTGGTATGAATTCCGTAATGATGGTCATGCCTACACTAATGGTGCCTGGAATAGCAGCTCTGATGCACGTATGAAAACTCAGGTCGAGAAAATCGATAATGCGTTAGAAAAGCTCGATTTTATTAGTGGTTACACCTATCTGAAGCAGGGCGTTACCGAAGCTGGTGTAATCGCTCAGGAATTGGAAGCAGTGCTACCACAGGCGGTTTCAAAGACGGAACTTACACTCAATGACGGCACTGTGTTGAAGGATGCTCGTAGCATCAATATCAATGGAGTCGTGGCGCTTTTGATTGAAGCATTGAAAGAAGAGCAAAAGTTGAGAATTCGATTAGAGGAAAAAGTGACATATTTGGAAAAAGTAATCTCTGAGCTGCGGAATTAACCGAGAGCTAAGCCTTTCAGAAATTAATAAATTAGATTTGTCATTATTAACACATTAGCAGGAGTTAATACCCTGCTGATGTAAAAAAAGGATTTATAAAATGTCAACTGAACTCAAAGGGCCTGGAGAAATTGCGGGTGAGAACTTGGGGGGCTCCGGTGCAAACTTAAATGAACGACCTGATAATTCTACTCCTGGAGGCGGTTCTAACGGTACTGGTGGTAATGACAGTGGCGGCTCATCTTCTGGCTATACAGCTGCTCGCCGACAAATTGATGCAGTAGTAAACGACCCAGCAGTTAAGAGTAAATTATCGGCGATTATTAAAGGTGCCAAAGCGATCAATCCCAATGCACACCTGTCTATTACAGAGTTAACTGAGACTGGTACTTTAAAACTCGGCATCACCGATATTTCGGCAGATCAGGCCTCGGCTCTTGGGCTGGGTAATATTATCACCGTACATGCTAATAATGGGTTTATGTATACTGGCGGAAGTATTGAAACCGGGCATGTGCTGGGTAAAACTCCGCCCGGGATTGGCGGAACCGGTGGTAGCAACGATAGTGGAACTATCGCAGCACAAAACAAGGTCTCGCCAGATATTTATCTTTCAGTACTGCAAGGGACAATTCCAAATGGATTTTGGCTCAGCAACGATAAAGTAATGACCCGGGTACGTGTTGCTTACATCATAAATGGTGGGGGTAAGGGTGACGACCGTACTGGTTATCGGGACAAGGATGTGGAAGTTCCTTCACTTACTGATGCCTGGAATACTAGCAAGCAGATTAAGGCGGATATTGAGGAGGCTGCACGTCAGGCTGAAGCTGCCAGGAAAGCCGAGGAGGCAAGGAAGGCTGAAGAAGCGCGTAAAGCTGAGGAGGCAAGAAAAGCGGAGGAAGCACGTAAAGCTGAAGAGGCAAGGAAGGCTGAAGAAGCACGAAAAGCTGAGGAGGCACGACAGGCTCTTTACAAGAAAGCCGGTATTTTACCGACTCCATCTTACTCCCCAGAAAAGGCCGCGGCAGGCAGTGCTGCACTTGCGAAAGCCGGAGTTATGGCCCTTAACCGTGCGCCTGCTGCATTACAGCTTACATCGGTAGCTGGTGGCGTTATGACTACTGCTAGTGAGCTGGCCGGTTGGGTAGCCAGTGCCTTATGGCGAGGAGCTGTTGCCGTTTCCGACATTGCAGTGGTTAGTCCAGTTGGGGCTATGGTAGGTGCATTTGTAGCTGGATTTACACCAATTCCAGTGGGGACAGGTAGCGATCGAGTACCGGGACGAGATATTGAAATGCTGGCTGTGCAGGCCCGATTGATGGCGGCAGGTAAGGTTAGTATTGAGCCAGGGATGACCAGTGTCAACTTACCAGTACGTAGCTTCATTACTACTGACGATGATGGTCGTCAGTCCGTACACATGGTTAAAACTGGTGTCGGCGGGGTGTCTGCAGCTGTTCCGGTACTTAATGCAGTCCGGGATGAAGCTACTGGCCTTGATCGCATTACGGTTCCGGCAGTGGCAGGCGCTCCATCTCGTACCATTCTGATTAACCCTGTTCCAAGCGGGCCAACAGTACCTGCCAATACCGGTAATACGGGGCCAGTGCCAAAGACTCCTGTACATACGGGCACAGATATCCGACAAGCAGATAGCATCGTAACAACGACCTATCCAGCTGCGGAAGATTTGGCGATACAGGACTTTATCTATTGGCAGCCTGACGCGCTTGTAAGTGGAGTTGAGCCCATTTATGTTATGTTGGCTAGCCCTCGAGACTTGCCAGGCAAAGTCACCGGTAAAGGGGAGCAGGTTGGTGATGGTTGGTTAGACAAAGCGGGTGAGGAACTAGGCTCTCCAATTCCAAGCCAGATTGCTGATAAATTACGTGGTCGTGAGTTCTCGAACTTTAATTCGTTCCGCAGAGCTTTCTGGAAGACTGTTTCTGATACCCCAGAGCTAAGTGAGCAGTTTGATCAAGCTAGCTTAGGTAGTATTAAGTTAGGAAAGTCGTCCTTCGTCCGCAAAAGTGAGCGTGTTGGAGGAAGACTTAAACATGAGTTACATCACGTAAAAGCTATTAAAGATGGTGGGGATGTATTTGATGTTGATAACTTGCGGGTTATGACTCCCAAAAAACACATTGAAGTACACAAAAGTAATGGTGGTAAATGATGGACGATAAAAAAAGTATTTCTGATTTTACCGAAGCTGAATTTTTAGCTTTCGTAAAAAAGATATTTAACCCAAATACTACAACGGAAGACGAAGACGTACAAAACGTATTAGAGTTTGAACGGCTTACTGAGCACCCTGATGGTTCTGATGTTATCTTCTATCCTCCAAAGGACCGAGAGGATAGTCCAGAGGGGGTTGTAAAGGAAGTAAAAGAATGGCGTGCAAAAAATGGCAAGCCAGGATTCAAGGATAGCTAATCTCCTGAGCCGCTTCAAAACAATATAAACCCGCCATGGCGGGTTTTTTTGATACTGTGTGTTCCGCAAGCCGTCTTTTAAGAGAAAACTAGCATGTCAAAGATTCTCACTGATGAAGAGTTAAATGCTCTCATCGAAAAAACATAGGCACATTCAGAAATGATGTCTGAATTAGGTTCAGAACAGGAAGCTGAAGAGTCTGGACAGATACTAAGCGCACTATGTGAATTGAAGCGGTGCAGGGAAGGAGCCGCACCCGGTATGATGTAGATTCCTCAACCTACAGCAGACCGGAAAGACTTGAGACACAAATTCGTCAGCCATCTCAAATTGTAAAAAAATTTTTGAATCCGAAAGTTACATTAGGGATATTATCTTCCATAACTTTAATGAGGTGAATGACATGCAAGATTACATAGTTTTTGGGCATGGTTATGCCGGAGACGTAAGGCAGTTTGAAGATAACCTAGAGGTAGTTAGAGTTGTTTCAAAACCTGTATTGATGAGGGCTGGAGATGAGACGCCTCCAGGAGCTGAATTACGTTTTTACCATTTAAAGGTTCATTTAATGGAATGCAATGGAAAGAGATATAATGTGGCTGCTGACGTTATACCTACTCAGGAAGAATTGCAGTTAGTTGTTATTAGGGAGTGCCCAACGCCGGTTCCTTGTAGATGAATTGATTTTCCATTATCAACCCGCCATAATCATGTCATCGGAGCCTGAACAACTCCGGTGACTTCTGCGCTTTGAGGGGACTCAAAGTGCAAACGACAATCAGAACACCTTTCAACCAGTCACAGATGCAGAAATGCACCTGCGATTTTCTGCATTCTGCGTTTTATCTCTCAGGAGGTGAAGCGTGAAGCAACAATTCCACCTCATCAACGAAAACGTTAAACAGAACGCTATCAACTTCATCCGCACGTTACCGGTTGACCTGAAGCGGCCGCTGATTCTCGATATCAAAGAGATGACTCGCACACTGGATCAGAACCGCAAGATGTGGCCTCTCCTTAAAGATCTGTCTGACCAGGTTACCTGGTTCGGGAACAAATACGATTCAGACGACTGGAAAGACCTCATAACGGCGATGGTAGCTAAGGCCAAAAAACAAGAACAACGAATGGCGCCCGGACTTGATGGCGGCGTTGTGATGTTTGGTCAGCGTACCAGCAAGATGACCGTTCGACAGATGGTAGAGGTCATTGAGGCTATCTACTGGTTCGGCACACAGCAGGGCGTCAAGTTCAGCGAGAAATCCCGTCTCGAAATTGAATGGGCAAAAGAGTGGGGTGAGCAGCATGGCTAACCAATACCGGATCTCATTACCCTGGCCACCGAGCAACAATCGCTACTACCGGCATAACCGCGGGCGCACGCATATCAGCGCAGAAGGGCAGGCGTACCAAGACAGCGTCGCAAGAATCATCAAAGACGCAATGCTGGATATCGGCCTATCGACACCGGTGAAAATCCGTATCGAGTGCCACATGCCTGACCGGCGTCGCCGTGACCTGGACAACCTGCAAAAGGCAGCATTCGACGCCCTGACGAAATCTGGTTTCTGGCTCGATGATCAGCAGGTTGACTACTACAGCGTGAAGAGGATGCCAATTGTCAAAGGCGGCAGGCTTGAACTGACCATCACCGAACTGGAGGCCGCATGAACCACGCCGACTTCCTGCGATACCAGGCCGAAAGCGTTAAGCGCGCCAACCTGCCGCCAGTAGCAAAGCACAGCCAGACCAAAACCAACCAGCCACAGAAGGAAGCCGCATGAACAGTCAGCAACTGGAATACGTACGTCAGCAGCTCATTGTGGCGACCGCAGATCTGAGCGGGGCGACGAAAGGGCAACTGGTAGCTTTCGCTGAGAACGCAATGTTTGAAGCGACGGCTCGCAGCAATAAGCGGATGAAGGTAGTCGACCCGGCGACAGGGAGAATGGTCAAGCCGAGTAATCCTCCGGTTCCCGGCAAGCAGTCCCGCGCCAAAGGCTCAGCCATAGCCCTGGTGCAGCCCGTTGAGTTTTCTACTGCCAGCTGGCGCCGCGCTCTCCTGTCGCTGGAAGAACATCAGAAGGCCTGGCTGCTCTGGAACTACAGCGACAATATCCGCTGGGAGCACCAGGAGACAATCACCCGGTGGGCGTGGGAACAATTCAGCGAGAAGCTGGCCGGCATTCGCATTGCAAAGAAAACAGTTGATCGCCTGCGGCAGCTTATCTGGCTGGCAGCGCAGGATGTCAAAGCCGAACTGGCGGGGCGTGACACATACGAATATCAGGAACTGGCGGAACTGGTTGGCGTAGCAAAATCCACATGGACGGAAACCTATCTACCTCATTGGCTGGCTATGCGCAGCAACTTAGTTAGGCTTGATAACGACGCGCTCATATCGACTACGCGATCACGTTCACAACAAAAGGCGACAAATTTAGATGCAAGTCTTGCAAAACCGAACTGAAAAGCATATATTTCATGTAAATTTGATAGTGTGCCAATTTTACGTTAACCCGCCTCTGAGCGGGTTTTTTGTCTTAAAGATTTCTACAGAAATTATCTCCAATTTTGGTTGAGTGCGCTTCGATGTCCTTGTCGAAGACTACAGCACTAGATTTGTATTTTGGAAAATTAAGGATGTATTTAGGCCCGAAAAAGCCCGAGATTTCAGAATATGCTTCAACGGCGGCGATCTGGCCATTCCAGCTATAATGTGGGTCGGTACCTATTATGCAGTCGCCTTGTTTGTATTTTCCGACTGTGTCTGAAGCGAAGCCGCTCGCTGAGGATACTAGCAAGACTGTTGTTAAAATCACCTGTTTCATATTGACTCCTTGTCATTAAGTACACATCGGATCTTAATGTCTACAGAGCGTTAAAACCACTCTGTAATTTTATGTTCTTGCTACGTTTCCCACTTCTGTAACGCATGCTATATATACGAAAGACAAAGCGAAGCATCGATTGCCCTCCAGGTAAAACAGTAGCTCGGGATACTTGGAATGATGCTGTCGGTTTGGTCTGACATGAACCTACTTCTTGGCCTGCTCCATAGCAGGCTTTTTTTTGCCGCAAAAGGGCAAATCGACATTCGATAAAACTCATTTCAAGGCTGCGCTTTTGCGCGGCCTTTTTATTTCAGGACCGCGGGAATCATCTACGACGAGCTTTGTTGATAAATCAGCCCGACGGTCCTGATCCTTTCAAACACACACAGCACCCGCTAACTACGCGAGGTGAGAGTATGTATTCCATGGAAAAGATTACCACTGGTGCTGCGTATGGCGCTTCAGCCGGGAGCATCCTGAATGGCATGCTTAATGCCTACAGCCCCGAGCAGTGGAATGCCATCGGCGTGCTGGTGGGCATTGTCATTGCCGTACTAACGTATCTGACAAATTTGTATTTTAAAATCCGCGAAGACAACCGACGAAGCAGGAGCAGAGATGAACCCGACGCTCAGGAATAAACTGATTGGCGCCATCGCCGGCGGTTCCGGCGCTATCGCAATCGCTTCTGTCATGCTTGGAAATGCTGATGGACTGGAAGGGCGACGCTATTACGCTTACCAGGATGTGGTCGGCGTCTGGACTGTTTGCGATGGCCACACCGGTACCGACATTCGCCGCGGTCACCGCTACACCGACAAAGAGTGCGACAACCTGCTCAAGGCAGATCTGCGAAAGGTGGCAAACGCCATCGACCCGCTGATCAAGGTTCGCATCCCTGGGCCTACCCGTGCCGCGCTTTACTCCTTCACTTATAACGTTGGCCTTGGTGCTTTCGCCAGCTCCACACTGCTGAAGAAGCTGAACTCCGGTGATATACCGGCGGCCTGCAAAGAACTGCAGCGCTGGACATATGCCGGTGGGAAGCAGTGGAAGGGACTGATCTCTCGACGTGATATAGAGCGCCAAGTCTGCGAGTGGGGCCAGAAATGGGCCGATTAACCGCAATCATCTGCGCTGTCGTTATCTGCCTGCTGGTTTCCATGGCTTGGGCGATTAACCACTATCGCGACAACGCCATCACCTTCAAAGAGCAGCGTGATAAAGCAACGGTCAGGGCGGAAACCGCCGAGACCGTTAGCAATAGCGTAGTCACTGCAATGAACCTCATCAATGACATTTCCCGGGTAGCCCAGAATGCAAAGAACGAACTTTCCCAGGCAAGTGAGCAGCGTGTTATCTACATCAGGCAGGCGCTTGAAGGCGATCAGTGCGCTAAACAGCTTGTTCCTGCTGCCGCTGCTGACAGCTTGCGGGAATACGCGGACGGTTTACGTGCCGGCGCCGGTGGCCCCTATAAGCGCTGACCTTACTGCAGACACACCGATCCCCGAAATAGGTGTTCCGTTCACGTGGCAGGCAAGTCTTGAGTTAAACGCGAAGCTTTACTCTGCGCTGGGGCAGTGCAATCTGGATAAGGCGGGAATTAGAAAGATAGAGGCGAACCGGTCAGGCAGTAATGAATCAGGCTCATAATGAATGCGGTGATGATATAGGTAATTGGGTGATTTATTATTTTACGCAATGAACTGCATTTCATCATTTATTCTCCTTTGACGTGGTGGTGTGATTTCTATTGTGTAACTCAATAGCCTGACTGATCGTCTTATGGCTATAAGTGACCACAATCATTCGGTCTCCTCTAGTGAGGGTATTGATATCGCACATCAAAATAGTGTCGTTGTAGTGTCATTACAGGAGCCATTCCATCGAGTGGCTTCGATAATGCTCCCCCATCGCATAGAGGTAAGACATGTCAGAAATTACACCTGCAGAACAAATCCGCCTGACCATCATCAAGAAAGTTAACTACGACACTGCCGCGGCGAAGTTGGCCATTGACTGGGTTGGCGACAGTAATCTGAAAGCTGAGCTATTTGCAGACTCTTTCGATCGCGTTTACACGGAAAGTGAGATTGTCTCGAAAACCCGCAAGGCGATTCAGGAAGCGACCGAAGCGCTGGCGCTGTTTGATCCGACCGCCGAACAGTCCAATTAAGGTACGTGCATCTCCGATCACTTACATGACTGGTAGTTCAAAAGTTTCCTTTTCGCTGTTAGGATTGCTCTGAAAAGGAGTGGTTGTGAGCATATTAAATAAAGTTATTGAATTCTTATCCCCATCAGTCCCCGAAGCTTGTAGGGAAGAAAACTTTGCATCTGTCATAAAGAATATTGAGATTCTTTCGAAGGATTCATCTGAACTGAAATCTCTTCAGAAAGAGCGTGGAGACGGAAAGATTACAGACGAAGCGTTTATAGCCACTGCTGTGGCGATTATAACTCAGGAGCTTCTTGAGCTTAGACGTGACAGAGACAAGGCTGATGCCCAGGCGATCTAAGTAAGCATGACGTCAGACAATAACAACACAAAGGCCACCTTCAGGTGGCTTTTTTAATGGCTATTACAACAGGAATAAAGAATGAGCAAGCCGGACTGGGAGGCCATCGAGACGGCGTACCGGGCCGGAGTGATGTCCCTCCGAGAAATTGCATCTCAACACGGCATTAGCGAAGGGGCTATCCGTAAGCGCGCGAAGCGCGATGACTGGTCTCGTGACCTGAATGCGAAGGTGAAAGAGCGCGCCGACGATCTGGTACGCAAAGCAGAGGTACGCAAACAGGTACGCACTGAAACGACTTTGTCAGAGCGCGTACTTATAGAGGCTACAGCTGAGGTCATTGCTACAGTACGCATGGAGCATCGCGGTGACATAAAACGCGCCAGGCAGATAACCAATGCCCTGTTTGATGAGTTGGGCGCCGAGTGCGCAGACGTAGCGGCGCTGGAGAAACTCGGAGAGTTGATGCTCAACCCTGACGACAAGGGCCAGGACAAACTCAATGAGATTTACCACAAGGTAATCAGCATGCCGGAGCGTGTTAAGTCGGTGAAGGCTCTCAGTGAAGCACTGAAGAACCTCATCGGTCTCGAACGCCAGGCCTACGATATCGACGGCCCGGAAGGCGACAACTCTGTTAAGCAACTCTCTGACCTGATGGATTCATTGTCTCAGGGGGCGTAATGAAACCTGAGCACCTCAAGCTGCTGTCCAATAAAGACTGGCGGCTGAACAATCTTTACTGGATCACCGACAAAGAGGGTAAGTCGACTCGCTTCAGGATGACGCCTGAGCAGCGGGAATACTTCGAGGGGATCCATACCCGCAACATCATCCTGAAAGCTCGACAGCTCGGCTTCACCACCGAGGTGTGCATCATCCAGCTCGACGCGGCTCTGTTTGAGTCGGCAAAGTGTGCATTGATTGCCCACACACTGAATGATTCAAAGCGTCTGTTTCGGGAAAAGGTGAAGTATGCATACGATAAACTGCCGGCGGAGATAAAGGCGGCTAACCCGGCCAGCAACGATTCGTCTGGCGAACTCGTTTTTAAGAAAGGCGGCTCGCTATACGTCAGCACGTCGTTTCGTGGCGGTACGCTGCGCTATCTGCACGTTTCCGAGTTCGGGAAGATATGCGCCAAGTATCCTGACAAAGCCCGTGAAATCGTCACAGGTGCGTTTGAAGCGGTGTCGACAGGCTGCTTTGCTACTATCGAGAGCACGGCGGAAGGCCGGGCGGGTTACTTCTTCGATTACTGCCAGACGGCAGAGAAAGCCTTGCTGCAGGGTAAGCCACTATCCGCGCTCGACTGGAAGTTTTTCTTCTTCTCGTGGTGGAAGAATCCGCAGTACGCAATTGACACGATAGAGCCGCTACCTCAGCGCTTAGTTGAATACTTTGCTGAGATGGAGGCAAAGCACGGCGTTGTCGTCAACGAGCGCCAAAAGGCCTGGTATTACGCCAAAGAAAAGACGCTCGGCGACGACATGAAGCGCGAATACCCGACCATACCGGCGGAGGCGTTCCAGCAATCGGTCGAGGGCGCGTACTACGCCAAACAGTTCCGCTGGCTCTACACCAACAAGCGGATCGGCAAAATCCCCGATAACTCACATCTACCGGTTCACACGTTCTGGGATATTGGTGTGGGCGACTCCACGGCTATCTGGTTTGTTCGCGAAGTTGGTGAGGAGTTTCACATCATCGACTACTACGAAAACTCTGGTGAAGGTCTTCGGCACTACATGAAGGTGCTGAAAGACCGCGGCTATGAATACGGTGAGCACTGGGGCCCGCACGACATCGATAATCGTGAATTTGGTGCAGACGCAAAATCGCGGAGGGAACTCGCCCAGGAAGGGTATGAGATCGACGGTCAGGTTTACAGCATGACATTTCAGGTGGTACCAAAAGTCGGTGTCGATACCGGCATTGAGTCGGTGCGTGAAATCCTCCCATCCTGTGTTTTCGATGAAGAGAAATGCGCTGAGGGCATATCTCACCTTGAGGGTTATCGCAAGGAGTGGGATGACAAGCGAGGATGCTGGAAAGATAAACCTCTTCACGACTTCACATCACACGGCGCCGACGGGTTCCGCTACTTCGCAGTAGCGAAAAACAACCACAAACAAGTCGGTGCAATTTTCTTCACCTAAGGAAATCTCAGTGAGTAACGATAACGAAATGCAAATCCTCGCTGGGCTCATAGTGAATAGCCTTAACGAGGTGGGCCGTGCGCGCCAGTTGTATGCTTCAGGGCTAGGAAAGTCAGGGAACACGAAACGACATCATCTATGGTGCGAATTTGGTTACCCGGAGCGTCTCGATTTTGACCACTTCTACAACATGTATGAGCGTAATGGCGCTGCGTTTGGCGCGGTACATAAACTGCTCGATGCATGCTGGACTGACACGCCGGTGATCGTAGACGGCGATGAGACCAAGAAATCGAAAAAGTCGACGCCTTGGGAGAAAAAAGTCACCAAGCTAATGAAGAAACACTGGGCTAAGGTGAAGGATGCAGACCGGCGAAATCTGGTAGGTCATTACTCCGCCCTGATTCTTCAGTTTGCAGACAGTAAGGAGTGGTGGGAGCCCGTCGGTCGCAGCGTGATGCGTAATTCTCGCGAGCGTGGCCTGGTCAAAATGATTCCTGCATGGGAGGCACAAGTTAAGCCCGGGGAACTTGAACAGGACCAGAAATCGCCAGACTACGGCATGCCGAAGTTCTATTACTTCCAGGAGCAACAAGTCGGGGACAATGGCAACATTTCCGGTCCGATGCGGTCGATTAAGATCCACCCGGAAAGGATCATCATCTTTTGCGAAGGGTCAGAAGACGAGTCATCGCTGGCTGGCATTCCTTTCCTGCGAGCTGGTTACAACGACCTGCTTGATATGGCGAAAACTTCCGGCGGGAGTGCGGAAGGTTTCCTGAAGAACGCCAGCAGACAGCTCGGCATTAACATGTCGAAGGAAACAAACCTCAAGACCATCATTGATGAAGCAAAGAAAGCCGGTTACTCAGGACTGGCAGAAGCGCTAAATGCTGCCATACAGAAGCTGAACTCTGGTACAGATTCAGCACTGGTGACTCAGGATGGTGAAGCCAAAGTGTTGTCGGTGGCGGCAGCGGATCCGAGTCCGACATGGACTGTGTTAGCAAATCAGTTTTCCTCTTCAGTCCAGATGCCATTCACCATTCTCTTTGGTCAACAGACAGGGAGGCTTGCGTCAGATCAGGACAAAAACGACTTTGCTAAGCGCTGCAACGGTCGTCGCGCAGGCTTCCAGACTGACCGTGCGACCGCGGTAATTGAGCGGCTGTGGACAGTAGAAGTCATCGAGCCTCCAAAATCTGGCGAAATAACTTTAACCTGGTCTGACTTACTTGCACCAAGTGAGAAAGAAAAGATTGCCAACATGAAGGAAATGGCGGTTGTCGCTAGGGATACGCAGCAAGCCTACGGAACACCGGCTGTCGATGAGAATGAGGTCAGGGAAGCGGGAGAGTTAGAGCCGCGCGAAGAAGTGATAACTCCTGACCCAAACCAAAAGGTAACTACCGATGATCCTCTTTCCGATGAATCCGGAGCAAAAGGCGAAAGTCGGTACGCCAGTAGTGCCGCGTAGCAAGGTTGACCCGACACGCTCCGCAAAGCAGGTTACCGCGATGTTCCGGGATATCGAGAGTAGGTATCTCGGCATCAAGCGAGCGCTGAAAGCATTGTTCGACCAGCGCCTGACCGGGCGAGAGCGTGAGGTAAACCGCCATGACTGGCACTTCCTTTGCCATGACCACGGCGAGGACATGCGACTCTACCAGGTCAACGCCGGCAAGTTCATCTACGACATGTCGGCGCAGGAACTGGCGGACCTGCTGGAAGCGGTGCAGGTCATTCTCGACGATTACCTGCTGGATGGTGGCGAACAAAACATGTGGGCGATGGATTACGTCGCCGCAGAGGCGCAGCGCGGCACGCTGGAGGCATTCAACAACCTTTCGCAGCAGTCGCAGGTGTACGCCAGCCAGACGACGCTACAGCAGCTTTTAAACAGCCCCGGCTATCTGAACCAGATAGCGGCGGCCAGGCTGACAACGCTCAGTGACTGGAAGGTAATCAGCGACACCGCCCGCGGCGATCTGACCAATATCATTACCGACGCGGTGGCGCGCGGAGTAAATCCACGCGAGACGGCCAGCGTTATCAGCAAGCGCCTCGATGTGTCGATGTCGAAGGCCAAGACCATCGCTCAGACTGAGCAGGTCGGTGCGCTGCGGCAGGCGCAATGGAACGAGACGGACTGGGCTGCTGACAGGCTGGGGCTAAATACTGGCCTGCTGTGGCTTTCAGCACTCAAGCCAACTACGCGCACCTGGCACGCCAGCCGTCACGGCAAGGTCTACACCACAGAAGAGGTACGCGACTTCTACGCTGAGAATGGCAACCGGTACAACTGCTATTGCAGCCAGATACCGGTGCTGCTCAACGACGACGGCAGCATCTTTAATGATGGGTTGGCGGATAAGTTGAAGAAAGAGCGTCAGCAGTGGAAATTGGCCGAAGCGGCATGATACAAAATGGTTTTGCGGAGGAGTTATGGCAAAACCAGAAGAGCCGTATCGTAAGTTAATTGTAGAGAGTTTTTACCCAGCCAGTACGTCAGGCAGGAAGGGTAAAGTTCATATCAGGCCGATTCCAGGGCAATGGGCTAGCCCCTCACTTGCTGTTGAGTGTTCTAAAAAGTTGTCAAATGTGAATGTTTATCCAATTGGCAGCCAATTTGAAATTACCGCCAAGCTTACCGATAGGGAGGATGGCGGAGAGTATATTTACAGCTCATTCCGATGGGAATTTAAACACATCAAATAGGTCGCTCAGGCGGCCTTTTTTAATGCCTTAAATTCATCAACGAGGACCCAGCATGAAACGCAACCGCGTTAACGTGCTGACCGTCGTCAACTCCGCTTCAAACATCACTACTGAAACCATCGACGGCAAGCCACATATCGTGGTTCGCGGCATCACGCCTGTCGTGGACGATATTGTGATGAACCGGAAGTTGTACCCGGCAGCAGAAATCGAAAAGGCCTACAACACGCTCGAGCGTAACCCGATGCCGCTGGGCCACCCGAAAGTGGACGGCAAGCATGTGTCGGCGCGCGATGTCCGGGCGGTGAACGAGTACCACGTGGGGGCCTGGCTACAGAACGTCAGCCACAAAGACGGGAAGGTGATGGGCGACATGTACGTTAACCGCCAGTACGCCGAGTCGAGCGACAAGGGCAGGCGCCTGATCAACCGCCTGGATGAGATGCTGGCCGGTACCAACTCCGACCCGATTCATATCTCGACAGGCCTGCTGTATTCCGGCATCGCAGCCAACGGCGAGTCGAAGGGCAAGAAGTACAACGAGATCGCCACAAACATGATGTTTGACCATGTGGCTGTACTGCTTGATGAGCCGGGTGCCGGAACGCCGGAAGAGGGCGTGGGGATCTTCGTTAACGCCGAGGGTGACGAAGTCGAAATCGAGGTCGTAAACCTCGAAGAGTCCACTACCCCAGACCAGCAAGACCCCGCATTCAAAACATTTTTCAACCAGCTAAAGGCGTTTTTCGGCGCCAACAGCGATTCAACCCAGAAGGAAACAGACCCGATGAAAGAGCTCATCGTTAATGCGCTGAAGGCCAAAGGTAAATCGGTTGACGGTAAAACCGATGCCGAACTGATGGACGCATACAACCAGATGCTGGCAGAAAACGCCGACAGCAAAGAAGAAACGCCAGAAGAGAAGGCTGCCCGTGAAAAGAAAGAGGCGGATGACAAGAAGGCTAAAGAACAGGCCACTAATAACGAAGAGATGCCAGCTTGGGCGCAGAAACTCGCCGATCGCGTGGACGTCGTTTTCAACAGCCTGAACGCGAACGCCGACAAAGAAAAGGGCGAAAAGCGCGCAGCTGTGAAGCTGGCGATGAATATGAGCGATGAAGAAGTCGCAGATCTGGACGGTAAGGCGCTCGACGCCATGTACGCCAAGTGCCAAACCTCTTACGGCCTGAACGGTGCATTCCGCCAGGCAACCAACACCCAATCAGTCAGCGAAATGCCGGAGTAAAAAATGGCTAAAGACGGAAAACACGTAATTCACGCGGGCGGTATCTTCGCAAACCCACAGCTTCACCGTGAAGGTGCTGCAGCCGCTGATACACCTCCCGGGACGATTGGTTTCTTCGACAATACTACGAAGAAATTCACCGCCTCCGCGGATGGTAATGAAGCTGCGATCCTCTACGTAGCCAACTATGACTACCTGCGTTGCAAAACCGTAGACGACATCATCAAGGCTGGCGACTGGGTTGTTGCTTTCCACCCAACTCCAGGCGTTTTCTTCAACGTTCCCGCTGCCGCAGGCACTTACACAAAAGGGCAGCCACTCTCTGTGGCCAATGGTCGCGTTAAAGCTGTCGGCACTGATGAGTCAGTCCGCTGCTACGTAGAAGAAGACCGTCCGTATACCATTGCAACGGCAGGTGACCTCCTGCGCGTGGTCATTAAATAAGGAGCACCTGAATGTTTGTATTCTCCACTAAACAGGCCACCGAAACCGGGAACCTCGAGGTCAACTCCTCTCAATTCAAAAAACTCTCAGCCGCGCGCAATGCCAGTGCTCAGGCTGCGGCAGACTTTATTGCGCGCACTAAATGGCGTGGCGATGCAGAAGATACACCAGATCTGAATGCGGTAAACGCAGTCGACGATATCCGCCGTCTGTACAAAGCCTACGACCAGACCGTGCTGAAGCAATTCGAACCGAACACCGAATTCACGCTGCTGAACGACTTGATGCCGCTGTCTCGCTCTGTTCGCCTGGAAGAGTCTGTGTACGAATACGCTCGCACCGGCGGCCGTGGCTGGGCGCACACTTCCATGTCCGGTCAGATTGGTGCTGCGCTGGATGCGAAGTCTTACACCTTCGATGGCACCATGGTGCCGATCCACGACAGCGGCTTTAAGTTCAACTGGCGTGACCCGGTATTTAACAAAGGATCTGCTCTCTCATCCTTGGCGGATGCTCAGGCCGGATCTGTTGATGATGTGCGTCGACAGTATGTGGACTACATCTGGGAAGGCTTCCGTGACGCAGCCGGTAACTACATCAAATTCGATGACAAGACCTGGAAGGGTTTACGTCACGATGAGCGTGTGGCCCAGGTGACACTGACTGTTAACTTCGCAACCAGCACCGACCCGAAAGCCATGCGTGCCGCGGCGATCGCCCTGCGTGACGTCCTCAAGCTGCAAAACATGCAGTACGGCCAGCAGACGTGGTACGTCTCCAGCGAAATCATGTCCAACTGGGAACAGTATTTCGATGTGAACTCGCTCCGCACTGTGCTGGAAGAGATCTCCAAACTGTCAGGCATCACGGCAATCAAAGAAGATGCTGAGCTTACCGGAAACGAAATCGTAATCGTACCGCTGCAGGCTGGCGTGATTGCTCCTATCGTCGGTCAGGCGTTCGGCACCGTCGCCGATCCGCGTCAGTTCTACAACTCAGATTACGTTTGGCGTACCTGGGGAGCTGCTGGCCTGATGGTCAAGCAGGACATCAACGGCCACTACTCTGTTATTCACGCTTCGAGCTAAGGAAACAACATGGCACTCGTAAAGGTATTGGTAGCAAACCTCTTTGCCGGTGCCAGCCTTCAAAAGCTGGAGGCTGGACAGATTTATGACGTCGATGACTCGATCGCTGAAAAGTGGATCGAGCAGGGTAAGGCGGAAAAATCAACTGACAAGAAGGGGGAGATGCTCGTCTTTGAAGTGGCGACACCGTCTGCGCCTGTGGCATCAGGTGCATCTGATTTGCAGTCAAAACTCAATGACGCCCTTGAGCAGTTGAAGCAGGCGAAGTCAGACACTGATGCAAAAGACAAAGAGCATGCTGACGCCATTGAGCAACTGAAGCAGGTGCATGCGGCTGAGCTGGAATCGGCGAACAAACGCGCTGAAGAGGCAGAAGCAGCACTGGCGGAAGCAACCAAGAAGGCGAAATAACCATGGCTGACCCAATCACAGCGGCAGACGTGCAGGCGTTCCTCGGTGAATTGGGTTATTCCATTCCCGGCGCGCTACTCGATCCGATTCTCTGCGTGGTGAACAAGATTATCCCGTGCCTCGACGGTGCGGGATACGACGAATGCACGGCAAAACTTATCCTGATGTATGCCGCTGCGCTCATGGCGACGTCTTCCGGTGCCCGGCGAATAAAATCGCAGGGGGCGCCATCAGGAGCGTCGCGATCGTTCGATTATGGTGCTGACAGCATCACCTGGTTGCGCGACTCGCTGGCCCGGCTTGATGCCAGTGGTTGCACTGGTGAACTCCCTATCAGCGCAGGTAATAGCGTCGGCCTGTTTATGGTCGTTGGTGGCTGCTGATGAAATGGATATCCGTAAAAGAACGCCATCCGCGGTCATTCGTCCGTGTCTGGGTGATGACCGATACCGGGAAGCAAACCACAGCGTACATGAAAAGCAATGGTGAGTGGTACATCAACTGCGACCGCATACGCGCCACAGGTGCCGTTGTGCTGCGATGGAGGGATGACTGATGTCGGCAACCGCGAACTGGAGCTATACCGCTACGGCTACCATCTGGCGCAAGCTCGGCAATGATGAGTACGGTGATTCGCTCGGGTTCTCGCCTCCTGAGGCGATTCTCTGTGATTACGAAGGTGGTCTTTCTAAGCGCATCGGTAGTCTTGGTGCTGAAATCGTCGTGAAGAATACCGTCTGGTCTGAGTATGCACTGGCAGCGGCAGGTGATTACCTGCTGATTGGCGCATCGACCGAAGCCGATCCGATTGTCGCCGGGGCAGACGAAGTACGGCAGGTCATCCGTTACGCCGATACGTTCGAGCGTCTGGCGGATGATTACGCCATTCTGACGGGAGTGTAATTATGGGCATAAAGGTTCGTGGTGTAAGGGAAGCTAAGGCCAATCTCAACCGCATCATCGACAATATTCAGGGGCGAAAGGTTGTACGTGCTATTCAGTCTGCGCTGATTTTAGGCAGCAGCAGGGCGGCGTATTACACGCCAATTGACTCATCTACACTCCTGAATAGTCAGTTCCGGGAAATTAACGTTAACGGCACAAGAGTTACTGGAAGGGTTGGGTACTCTGCAAATTACGCTGCATTTGTGCATGATATGCCAGGCAAGCTAAAAGGCCAGCCGAGAGCCCATTTCGGGAAGACGAGAGCCGGTAGTGATTTTGGTGGTGGGACTGGAAAGGGAAACTATTGGGATCCGCATGGCGAGCCTCAATTCCTTAAGAAGGGATTCGACGAAGAGCGCGATGCGATTACTGAGGTAATCAAAAAGGAGCTATCCCTGTGAACCCTCCGATGCATAAGCGTGTTCGTAACATCTTCGTTGATGCCGGTTTAACTGCCGGATATACCGTTCAGTCGCTGACATGGACCGATACCGGGAAATTGACGGAGAGATTCATCATATTCCGGCCCAACGGCGGTACGGCAGTAGATCGTGATATGGCTGCTGATTATTACGTCCTGGTGGATGTCATAACTGGTAAGTCTGCCGGAGACTACGCGAAATCAGAGACCGATGTGCAGGCCATCATCGACTACGTCAAGCAGAACCCTATGACAAATGCCTGCATCGGGCAGATATCTAACCTTGGCGGAACCCCATCACCGGTAATGACTGCAGAAGGGCGCATGGTGTGGCGCTTACAGTTCGCCTGTCTCTTTGGCGGATAACACTAAATCAAATCTCATAAGGTCGCCTGGAGCGGCCTTTTTTATTATCAGAAGTGAGGTAAGCAACGATGCAAGGCTGCTCCAATAACGAACAACTAATCGGTCGCGCGAAGACGCTTGAATTGGCGTATGGATGTGCGAACCAGGTGCCGGCGGAGGGGGACTGGAAATTACTTGGTCTTCCGACTTCGGCAACGTGGGATATGAGCCCGGAGGCGCTGACCTCGGACGCTGATAATGGCGGATTCAGTTCAAACCTGATCGCCAGTCTTGACCCAACGTACTCAATCGAAGGCGAGGTCCGTGTCAAAGACCGTACCGATGAATTTGGCATTCAGCAATTCGTGAAGTATATCGCTGATGAAGTTCGCGCTCGCCGTCAACCTGCGGTCTGGATGCGTTTTCACTGGGGTGATTACTTCCATATTGGCTACATGGTCCCGACTGGCGCCAGTGATGGTGGTGGTGTGAAGGAGATTGTTACCTACAGCTTTGAGTTCAAACTGGCTGACGGCAACACGTTCCAGATCACCGAAGCGGACGAAGGCATTCCGGTAACTGGCGTGACGGTTGCGCCAACGACCAGCTCTATCGCCGCCGGAGAAAGCACCACCTTCGAAGTAACGATTGCGCCCGCAGATGCTGACGACAAGGTCTTCACGGTTACTTCATCTGTTCCAGCGCGCGCGACAGTAGCATTTGCTGGCAATACGGTCACCGTATCCGCGCCATCTGGTGCTACTGCTGGCACCGCAGTAATCACTGTGAAGACAGATGATGGCGGGTTTACCGCAACGCATACGGTAACCGTTACGGTGTAAGCAAAACAAAGGGTAGGTGTTCCTGCCCTTGATTTTGTTTATGGGGGAAAAATGACGCCTGTTAAAGAGTTTGGCGAGTGCCTGATTACGTCCGGGGATAAGGAATATTTCTTTCGACCGTCACTGCTGGCCATGACTAGAATCGGAGAGCCGGCAGAAATTGTTCAGACGTTTTATGACCTATGCAACGATGAGGCGACACCGTTGCTCAGGCGTGCTGAGGAAGTCTATTTGCTTAATGGGAATGGTCGATTTCCTGAATGTGTAATGAATTACATAAAGAGCGGCGTGTTGGCCAGAAAGTCCATCATGGCAGCGCATGTAGTCCTGTCCGCCTGTTGTGATGATGATGTTGGTGATCTGGTTGGTTGGTTAGCTCCCGGAAAAAGTGGGAAAAGGGCTTTTCTGTGGAGGCAGGGGAGCCTTTCTCCACAGAACATGGTGGTCGTAGCTTTAAATCTCATGGTGCACGGGATAATTGGCAAGGCAAAGGTGAGAAAACTTCAGCGCCATGAGACTAGCGATACAACCAATGAATTCAGAGCATCTGAGTATATCGTCGCAGCGCGCAATCACTTCGGCATAAGCAAGGAGGAAGCATGGCAACTCACTATGACCGAGTTTCAGCTAATGCTCATCGCTAAATACCCTGAGCAGAAAGGGTATACGCGCGAAGAGTACGATCACGCAGCTGATGACTACTTTGCTCGACGCAGACGAATGAGAGCGAAAAGAGAGGTCAAATAACAATCAAACGAACTGCTCATATCTATTCAGATTACCTGAGGGGTAATTTCTTCAGTTAGTGACCTATAAATCGGCGACGACAGGGGGTTTAATGGTCCTGTCGTCGCTCTTTAACATCATTAATTTTTATTGTCAGGTATTCTTACCAGAAATCCCCCTCCATCAACTGATTTTTCTGGAACTACATAACCGAGTTCATTTAGGCGCGTAAGTGTCTTCTCAAGGGATGCATTAAAGTCAGCTAATGTGAGGTGTTCTAGTTCTAAATCATTGAGTTCAATGCAGAATTCTTTGTGCCCCATACGGGCTTTTTTATTAATTTCTTCAAATGTTCTCTTAAATATAATGCCGGAGATTTCTTCTTTTGCGTTCTCCGCCATTTTCATAGCCTCATGAGCTGATATGACTTCATCATCCTTTATTTCACTAAGGAAGCTGGTGTCAAGGCGCTTGACTATCTCGGCATTCATTGAGCGATTATTTGACTTGGCTGCATCTTCAATTCTTTCTTTTAATTCAATAGGTAATCTGATTCTTAATTGAGGATCTTCTCTGCTCATATGGTTTGTCGCTTCCATAAAATCACAATATAGAAATTATGCCCCACGGTGGGGTTGACAGCAATGACGCACGGTGTGACACTTATTGGGTGTCTCACGGTGGGGCATTTATGGAGAAGGTTATGGAAAAAGCAAAAGACATGTATCAGCGTAAAGTCCGTTTCCCTGAAGATGTGCGCAAAGCGATAGAGCGCAACGGTGAAGAACAGTGTCGGCAGTTCAATACTGAACTGATCTACCAGCTGAGAAAGGCGTATGGCCTGACTGGAGAGAAAATTGCTCAAGTATAAAAACGACGAAGCCCTAACTACTTGCGATAGTCAGGGCTCCTTATCGAACAAATCCCGCGAAGGAAATATCGACATGAACAGTGTACAGAACAACGAGTTAACTTTCCACAATACCAATTTTTCATATATGGAAATGGGTGGTCAGGTCTGGCTTACGGCTGCTGAGGTTGGCCAGGCGCTGGAGTATGCCGATGATAAAGCAGTTCAACGTATCTATTCCCGACATGCTGATGAATTTACAGCACAAATGACAGGGGTGGTCAAACTGACCACCCCTTCAGGAAGACAAGAATCGCGAGTTTTCTCACTTCGAGGTGCCCACCTGGTTGCGATGTTTGCTCGCACGCCAAAAGCAAAAGAGTTCCGCCGTTGGGTATTGGATATCCTGGATCGCGAAGTGGGGAATTCGCCTATCGCCAAGCAGTTCACAGACGATGAACTTTGTTCCCTGGCGTGGCTATGGAGAGCCAGCGACACAATGCTTAAAGCTTGTGAGAGTGTTACGCCGTTATTGAGGGTGGCTGAGCATCGTGAAGCAGGTCACTTTCACTCAATAGGACAGGAACTGCCTCGCTCGATTAACAAGGCAAGGGAAATTATTAAACGCGAGACGGCGCATATCGAATTTCACCCATGGAGGGATGATAACTGGAGCAGGGTATTACCGCACCTGCGTCAGGAGATGTTGCAATGATGCATAAATAGAAAAGCCGATAGTTACGAGCTACCGGCTTCCATTGAAACTTGTCATAAGGGTCCAACCAATGACTTCATTAAATTTAGCAGTTCATGAACCAAATGTCGATCCCCGGCCGTTGCCAGTTATTGAGTGGAAGGGGTTGCGTGTTGTTACTACTGAAACGCTGGCTTCAGGGTATGGTACGGATGACGTAAATATCCGTATGAACTTGAGCAATAATAAAGGCAGATTCATTGAAGGAGTTCATTACTTCACTCTAACTGGTTCAGAATTAAAAGAATTTAAGAACAGAGTAAATGAAGGTTACTCTGTTAAGAAGCGAGCGCGTTCTCTGACTCTTTGGACAGAAAAGGGAGCTGCTCGCATGTCTAAGATCGTCGATACTGACGAAGCATGGTCTTTCTTCGAACGTCTGGAGGATTCTTACTTCCGCCCAGCACCGATTACCAGCATACCGCTTTCCTACGAGGCGGCGTTAGAAGACCTTCTGGCAAAGGTAAAGGAAAATCGAATTATCGCTGAACAGCGTGACCGTGCCGTTAAAGAGAAGCGCTGGATCTCTGAAAAGCGGGAAGTAACGGCGATGACTACCGCTTCTATTGCTGTGCGTGAAAAAAATAAATTAGCTGAACGCCTTGGTGAAGGTAAAAAATACGCCGCTATTATTCCTGTAGAGAAGAAACTCGGCCAAAAATTCAAATGGCAACCTCTTCGCAAGTGGTGCCGTGAGAATGGAGTTGAACCTCATGAGGTAGATGATCCACGTTTCGGGACGGTAAAGTCTTGGCCGCGTGATGCATGGCTAGCTGTACATGGAGTAGACCTGCGCAAGCTGTTTTAACCCGAAGCACTAATTAGTGCTTCGGATTCTCAAACCCGCTTAACTGCGGGTTTTTTGTTAGATGCGAACATCTTCGCATCGTGGTATCCGCTGCTAATATCGTAGCGCTGGTTTTGTCGTTACCCTCTATCCCTGCTAGGATTTGTCCAAACTAATCAATGGGGATAGGGATATGAAAAAGGTTTTGATGGCGGCAGTATTGGCCGCTTCGTCGTTTGTCATTGCAGGCTGCGCACCTAAGCCACCTTCTCAAGTGGAAATATCCACTGCAAATTACGGCACTTTGCCGAATGACTATCAGCAACAAATTAAAAATCACATGGCATCTATTCTGAAAGACCCGGAGTCTGCTCGATATACGTTTGAACCTCCCTTCAAAGGTTATTCGCAGGATGGCTCCCTTTCTTCGACGAGTGGAGGCGTGACGTATGGCCAGGTCGTCGGTGTGCAGGTTAATGCAAAAAACAGTTATGGCGGATACACAGGAAATCAACTTTATGTGTTTATGTTCTCTAATGGGGTGATGTATGACACCACAGCAAACTTCCAGTTTGGAAGGGTTAAGCGAGTCCCTTAAACAATGATGAACTTATTTAAGCCCCGCATTGACGGGGTTTTTTATTGCCTGGAGAAAATATGTCGCAAGGTGAAAAAGTAGGTAGCCTTTATATAGAAATCGAAGCTGATACCGCTAAGCTTTTGGTTGGAGAGCGACAGGCTAACAAATCATTAAACACAATCGGTAACAGCGCCGATAATGCCTCGAAAAAATTTGAACAACTGCAAATAAGCCTTAATAAAGTCGCTGGAGCTGTTGCTGCATCTATTGTCGTTGATTGGGGAAGAGCATTCCTTGTTGCTGCAGATAATATGAGTCAGTTAAATGCGAGAGTTGAGAGATTAACTGGAAGTGCATCATCTGCCTCTCAAACCATGCAAAGTCTTATGCGAGTTAGCTCATCGACAGGCGGGTCTATACAGGACACGACAAAGCTATGGGAATCGCTTAGTACTGCATTACGTGATACAGGGGCATCAAACGGCCAAATTATTCAACTTACAGAAACTTTGCAGAAAATTGGTCGCATAGGGAGCACTTCTTCAGAGGAAATGGCGAATGCTCTTCGACAATTCGGTCAATCGATTTCTTCGGGGACTGTGAGGGCTGAGGAATTTAACTCAATACTTGAACAAATGCCGGAGTTGGCGCGACAGATTGCTGCAGGAATGGGAATTGGCGTGGGAGAGCTTCGCCAATTGATGCTCGAAGGAAAATTATCGGCGCAGGATGCTCTAAACGCCATTCAGAAACAGACCGTTTTAGTTAATACCGAGTTCGAAAAACTACCCAGGACTTTGTCTCAAGCCAATACATCATTAACTAATTCATTCCTAACAATGGTGGATAATCTAAATAAGGCTACAGGGGCAAGTAACGGAATGGTCTTAGTGATCGATTCTTTGGCTGTAGCAATAGGCAGATTAACTGGTCAGGCTGCGACTGCAAGTCAACAAATCGCAGACCTTAGATCTGAAGCTGAAATGTATGCAAGAAGAGCAAGGACTTGGGGATGGTTGGGGTTTGGCGATTGGCAGAAAGAAAATGAGCAGAAATCAGCAAAGTTAACTGCAGATGCCTGGGAAAAGGCATCCCGCGCCGGTTGGGATGCAGCGCAAAAGGTGGCGAAAAACACCAAGCCTATTGAGATAAAAGCTGTATCGACCACTTCGCAAAGTAAGGCCAAGGGTGGGAAGTCCGCAGCACAGAAAGAGGCTGAGCAGTACGCTAGAGCACAAGAATTAATTACGGAAAGGTTGTCGGATTTAAAAAGCAAAGCAGAACTGTCCGCCAGTAGCATCACTGAACTATCAAGAGCTCAAGCAATCCTAAATGCCCAGCAATCTTTGGGCAAAGCGGCATCGCAAGAACAAATTGCTTTGGCTGGAGAGTATGCAGCAAAAGCTTGGGACAACGCAAAAGCGTTGCGCGAACAGGCCAAAGCTGAAAAAGAACGTGCTGATGCGGCAAGCAAGTTTAGTTCAATTCAGAATAAATCAAGTAGGGTTATAGGGCTAGATACTCAGTACCAGCAGGATATTGCTGATATCAAAATGTACGCTCAAATGTATCCTCAGAAAATAGCTGAGGCTGAGGCGGCTAGATCCTCTATTGAAAAGCAATATCGAGACCAGCGCATAGCAGCTATGTGGCAAGAGTGGGCGCAGCAAACCACTGCGACACAAGCGGCAGCGGCGGCGTTTGATGGTTTTGCTAATAGTGCCAGTAATGCATTAACAGGCATAGTGACAGGAAGCATGGTTGCCTCCGATGCATTGCGTTCAATTGGGAATACCATTTTGAACGAGGTAATTAATACCTTTGTTCAGATGGGTATGCAGCAGGCCAAATCGGCAATAATGGGGGCGACAGCGCAGAATGCTGCGATCGCAACTACGACGGCCGCGCAGGTTAGCTCACTAGCAACCACCACGGCTGCCAGTACATCGGCGGCGGCGGCCACAACGGCAGCATGGACGCCGGCGGCGCTTGTGGCGTCGATTGGTTCGTTCGGCGGCGCGGTTGCTATTGGCCTTGGCGCTCTGGTAGCTGCGCTGGCTGTTGGCTCATCGTTGGCCGGTAAGCGCAAGAACGGTGGCCCGGTATCGGCGGGATCAATGTACCAGGTAGGTGAGGGCGGCATGCCTGAAATCTACCGTGCCAGTAACGGCAGTCAGTACATGATTCCGGGTGATAACGGCTCTGTCATCAGCAATAAGGATTTGCAGGGCAGTGGTGGGGCTGTTCAGGTGATCACCAACGTTTACAATTATTCCAGCGGTGTTGATGTTAAGACACATAGCAACCAAAATGGAAGTGAGATGATAACAGACATTTTCATAACTGATCTTGACAGCAATGGCCCAATGACAATGGGTATGATAAGCAAATTCGGTTTATCAACGAAAGCGAATGGGGCGTTTTAATGGACACAAAAGAGGCTCTTACAGGTCCAGAAATGGGTGCCGTTGTACTTAGCAATTACAGAATGTTATCAGCGGAAAGTGATAGAGGGGCAGTACTACTTGCTTCAAGTATCATTGAGAGAGGGCTGAGCGAATTAATTTGTGCCTACCTTTTAGAAAGTGATAATAAAAAGGACGAGCTATTTACTGGTCCGGCCGCACCTTTAGGTACACTCGAATCGAAGATAGCTATGGCTTACAGATTGGGCCTAATTCGTAGATTTGTTCGTGATTACCTAGATATATTCCGAAGAATGCGCAATGACTTTGCGCATAATATCGAGCGATATAGTTTTGATGATCCAAGTGTCACTAACAGGTTGAATGAAATATACAGGATCAGGAAAGTGGAGTCTGAATATCTAGATCAGCTATTTGTTGACACCAAAAAGGAGGCAACAGTAAGAGATAAGTTTCTTATGTTTTTCTCCTTGGATATGGCTGCAATACAGAGAATTAGCCTCACAGTTGAGAGGATAGCTCCCCTTGATTAACCCAACCCGCTCAGGCGGGTTTTTTAATGCCCGGAGGAAACGTGGCAACAGTTTCATACCCGGAATTTCTACCTCTTCCGCAGCGTCCCAGCCAGAACATGACACAGGATACCGGCTGGCAGACAACGCAGCCGGCAGTCGGGCCTGTCATATTTACCCCGTTCACCACTGACCTCAAAGCTACCTGGACGCTGCAGTGGATATTTACGCTGCAGCAGGCCGAACGGTTTAAGTCATGGCTGCGGTCGCCAACGTACTGTGACCGCGGGCGTAACTGGTTCACGATGCCAATTGACCTTGGCGACACATACGGACCGCAGTTGCAGACGCTTCACTTCGTCAATATGCCGGTGCAAACCAGCAAAAATGGCGGAGTGGTGACCTGGACCGCCACGGTTATCTGTAATGGTATTGATGACCTGACTGAAGACTTCGATGACTGGATTGTTCAGGCACCGGAGAACTACGGGTCATGGCTTGATTATCTCGTCACTGATGTGATGCCGAGGACTGACTGATGCCAACATTACGAGAATGGAAAGAGCGGCGGCCGGCGAGTGATATCAAACAGACCATTGAGTTTTATCACCCGGCATTTGGTTATTACCGTGTGGTTAACAAACTTTTTCAGGAGGCGACGTTCGGTGGAAACCTCTATCAACCCGCGGCGTTTGATATCACCGAGCCGACACAGAACGGGTCAGCCATCATCACGATGGGGATCACCTTCCTGCAGGGGGCTGAAGAGGTCAGAAACACGCTAAAAACGTGGACTGGTGCCGCCCGGATGACGGCTATCATGTGTAAGTATCAACAGTGGAATGCAATCGGTGATGCTTCGCCGATGAAGACCTGGTCACTGTTCGTGAAGGATGTCGGAGCCGACGGCACAAACGTCACGGTGAATTCTGGCAAGACGAATCCTCTGACGCTTTCCAATCCCATAATTTACACCACGAAAGACTATCCCGGACTGATTACCGTATGACACAGAGCGAATTTATCCGGCTTGTGAATGGCAAGCCGTGGGTTAACCGTGCCTGTTGTTTTGAGCAGATGGATTGCTGGGGGCTGGTGGTGATGTATTACCGGCATGTGCTCGGTCTGGAGTTGCATCATATCCCCGGCTACGAATCTGGCGCCGACTTCATCACCTGTTACTCAGAGGAATCCGCCCACTGGCGAGCGGTGCCGGTGGCATCGTCTGGCTGCCTTGCCGTGTTTTATTACGCTGATCGTCCAGTTCACGTGGGCGTAATGCTGGATCCGATTAAATGCCTGCATTCCCGCGGTGAGTTCGGTTTTGTTCGCGCTGACAGCATGGTTATCCTGGCGAAGAAATTCAACAAAGTGGAGTATCTGGTTCATGGTTCGATATGAGCTGCAGCGCCTGCCTGGCGCGCCGAAACAGTATGGAACGATGGCACCCGGTACTGAGTTGATAGCATTGCTTGACTCACTCAGGCTGCACAATAACGTGAAGGTTCGCCTGAATGGACGTGAGCTTAATGATGATTTTGATTTGTCGTTTAAGCTGCGCGCCGGCGACGTCGTAGCGGTATTCGATCAGCCTGAAAGCGGCGGTCTGATAAAGACACTTCTGAACCCGGTGGAGCATCTCAACCCGATCCGCTTCACTAAAAAAGTTATGTCAGGGCTAACCGGACAACAGACCGCATCATCTCCGTCTATTTCTACTGGTGAATCCCCGAATAACGACGCCACCGGGCAGACTAACCGCGCGCGGCTGTACAAGGGAAGGCCAAATATTTATGGCCAGTGCCGGGTATATCCGGATTTGATTCAGCAGGCGCTGTTTGAGTACATCGACAACAACAAATACATCACTGAATGGTTCGAAGTGGGATTCGGGAAATACACCATTTCCTCTGTTCGTTATTCTGAGTCGAACCTAGGGAGCCTTGCAGGGGCCAGTTACCAGATTTTCGACCCTGGCGCGACGATAGGCACCATTGATGTTGGCTATCAGTTTGATGATGTCGATAACGAAGAAGTGCCTGGGTTGAATGAAAGCGAGGATTTTCCCGCCCAGACAGCGACGACGACAGCGCCGACCGCCATGCTGATCGAAAGCAACCAACTGAAAGCCACAGTGTTGTCGAATGATGATAACTTTTCATACTTCGCGGCGCTTGCCGTTCCGCATCCGGTGACTTTCGTTATCAACGCGACATGGAACGCCGGCGGCGGCCCGGTGACAAGGAATGTTACTGGCAGTGGAAATATCGTCTACTCAGAAAGTTATATCGGGGAGGATACGCAGTCTTACACCACGTTCTATCTTGGCGATATGACCGGGGAGGTTACGACGCTACCGGCGGACGCCACGCTGAACCTGACACTTTTCACCCTCAACGACCAGACTCCGCTGGTTATAGGCCCATCGGTATCACCGCTTGAATCCACACAGATTTGGGTGCATGTCATGGTTCAACTAGGGGCGACTTCGGGCACTTCCCGTTATCGAATCCGGTTCTGGAAAGTGGATGACAACAACAACCAGATCCCGGGCACAGCTGAACAGTACGATTATTTCTTTGATAACGATTTTCAGGTTACCACGCGTTATTTCCGCACAACGCATAAATTCTCACCCGCCGCCGGTACAGGTCGATATGCGGTGACGATCGAGCGACTGGATAACAGCAACGATGGAAATGTCGTGACGTTAATGGCAATTCACGCCGTCAACACCCGCGCCAATGTTGTTTACCCGGAAGACACGATCGCGAGAGTGACCATCAAGGGGAGCAACAACAGCAACAGCAACCGAGAGCAGAAATACAACATGCTCGCGCAGCGCCACACCATCAGCTATGACCGGACGACCGGCCAGATTGATTACACGCTGCGCCCAAGCCGTTCATTTGCCGACGCTGCACTGCATGAGTGGATAGTTATCGGTAAGCAGGATGTTTCAAGCATCGATGTCGCTACGCTGTACGCGATTGCTGATTCAATAACAGTTCCGGAACTCGGCTATTTCGATTACACCTTTTCAGATGAGAAGCTGTCGCTCGGTGAGCGGATACGGACTATCTGCAATGCGGCGAGGGTGGATGGGAACAACATCGGTGATGTGCTGACGTTCTGGCGCGATGAAAAGGTCAGCTATCCTGATGCGGTATTTGCGCGCTCAAACATGTTCTTTGATGAATACAAGGTTTCATGGCAGATGTCGCTGCCGGGAGGATATGACGGTGTCACGGTCGATTATGTTGATCCGCTCACCAATAAGAAATCCTATGTTTATCTGCAGATTGACGCCGGCGGTATTCGGGAAGTCGAAGATGCAACGGTTAACGCCAGTCAGATTAGTCTGGACGGCTGCCGCAATCGCACCCAGGCGGTTGACCGGGCATGGCTTGAGGCTCGGCGCCTTCTGTATTCACGAATGAGCATGACGGTCAAGGTGCTGGAGACTGAGCAGGTGGTTCGTGGCGCCGTTGTCCAGTGTCCGGACATGTACGACAACAAGCAGCAGAACGGTTATCTCACTAGCCGCAATGGCGATATCTTCACAACGTCTGAACGCATCGATTTCTCGTTTGGCGATATGTGGGTCGTGATGACAGATAGTCTGGGTAACTTTCGAGGGCGCTGGCGTGCCTATCCTGTATCCGGTACTGCCAAAGCCTTTCAGGCCGCCGCGGATGCTTTCGATCTGAATATCTACAATGGTGCTGACTGCCAGGTGGCCAGTCGCTACTTCATTGCAACAGACAGCGAATTAAACTCGACTATCTGGCGTGTAGAAACAGCCAAGCCGAATGGCGATTACACCCAGACCCTTACCTTGTCTGAATATTCGGACTCGATATATCCATAACCACCAGCAGTAAATAATCAACTTTCACGCACATCATCAGGTTAATTCCTGAGGATTTCGTGCGTCTATAAAGGGCGACATGCACAATGGCACAATTACCAACCCCGACGCAAAAGCCGGTACCGAGTGATGATATCCGGGACCACGTTTATGCAGGCGGCATGCTGGACAAGGTCGTAACAAGCCGGGGACTGACATACACCGATCGACTTGGTGGTCAGCATTACACCGTTGATGGAATCAAGGCAGAAGCAGATAAGGCCGTAAAGGAGGCTCAGGATAGCATTACCATTCTGGGCTTACCTTTTGCCACCCTAGAGGATGCTCAGGCGGCGACGGATGCAGGTAAAATACCTGATGGTGCTGTAACGTGGGTGAGAAATAGCGGCGATAACTCTCTCGCTGATGAATACATCAATAACGGCGGAACGCTGGTCGCCACCGGGCGAAAAATGCCGTCCTCCGCACTGGTTGATGAGATCGACAAGCGTACCCGGTCATTACAGGAATCACCTGATTCACTGTTTGATATCGTGTCCAGCAATGGTATTCGCCCTTTCCGTATCAGAAGCACAGACGGCGTCATTGAGTTTGAGTCAGTCGCGCAGTTGGTGACCGGCGACTCAGGTCTCAACTTCAACGGGAGCGTGATTGACAACAACGCGCCGGACGGTTGGCTGTTCCTGATTTATTCGCGTAACGGTCTGGTGATTGCCGGGGTTAAGGAAGACGGAACGAAAGTCGGCTGGGGCGGGAGCGACAGCGGCGGCGGGCAGGCTGGCGGGATTACCCCCGGTGATACGGCGGTGGGTTATGACGATATCCGTAATTACACTGGCGACGCCACTGTACGCGATGTTGTGGGCGAGCGTATCAATGGCCGGTTTGTAGTCGACGCTTCCGATACGACGTCGCCAGATGATGGCGGTGGAGTGCTGGTCGGTACTGATGGGCGCCGCTGGATCCGCCAGTGTGACTTTGTCTCTTATGACATGTTTGGCGCGCCCCGGATCCCTGAGTCGGTCTATCAGAATTATGCCACGCTGTCTGCGCAGGGTAATGAGTCCGCGGCGCAGGCGTTACTGGCTGATATTGAGCCGGCGGATCAGGCCATTGCCCGTTGCCATGCCTTTGCGGCAAAGCATGCTATCCCGGTTGTTCAGAATGTCGGGCGGTTCCTGTGGGTGAGCGGCGAAATTGTGGTGAGGACATCCGCTTATCTGAGCGGCTCTACGATCGTCACCTGCAATCGCAGCGGAACGGATGAAACCCGCTGGGGGAAAGTGGATGGTGTGGATGATGGCGCCCCAGACCCGATGTATATGTTCCGCATCTAGGGCAAGGCTCGCGTCAACTTCACCGCGGCTGAACTGAACGAACTCAATTCCTCTTATTCGTCCTATCTGAAGCGCGGGAGCATGGATATCCCGATGCCGAAGTTAAGCCAGTACCGGGGCGGGTTGTTTGGTTTTATTTCTTCATCCGTCGAGCTGTACCGCGGCGGGGATAAAACGAACGTCCGTAACCAGGTCCATTTCCGGGACTTCACCCGCATTGGTCGTAATGGCGCGGTTTCTGATGTACTGGTGAAAAATATCCCGGCGGGCACCATCACGGAAGCCTGGATCCAGCCGAAAGAAAATGCCTGGCTTAACTTTGAGCCCCCGGCGTTCTTTGAAGCAGGCAACGGTCGCAAGTTCGTGAACATTCAGGTTGAGCGCTCGCAGGTCAACATTGAAAATCTGGTGATGGATAACTGGGCGACTGGCGATATCGAGTCCCGCGTGGCGATCGGCTCGTATGGCGTGACCGATATTCACTGCCGTAACGCAGCAGCTGAATGTATCCCGAACACTTCCGGCGGCGCGTATGTAGTTTGCTTCCGTAACAGCATCGATATTCACATCAGTGGATATTACGGCCTCTACGGCTGGGGATTCCAGGGGCATCATGGTCTGAAGCGGGTATTTATTACCGAGTCGGTCATGAACCGGTTCGATTTTCACTCGTTCGGCTATGACATCTACATCAGCAGGACGAAATTCAAGGGACGCCAGATATTCCTGCAGGGCGGTGGCCAGTTCGCGCTTCGTGACTGTGACTTCAATATCACGCAGTACAGCCTGGGACAGACAGGGCATATCGAAGACCGACTGAATTTCTTTATCAATATGCGCGAAGATTACGCCGGGGATTGCGAGTGTAACCTGGCTATCGACGGGCTGGTGGTGCGTTTCGACCGCAATATCACGAATGCCTGGGCGTCTGATGTGCTGTCGTTTGATATTGTCCGTATGAACAGCGGGGCATCGGTTGATTATGGTGTGTCGACCAAAAACCCGCATGTGATTTCCGGGAAAGATATTGTCTTTGATCTGGATGGTGTACCGGCTTCCCTGCCTGATAATTTTGCGTTCACCTTCTGCCGTCCGTTCCGTAACCTCTACAACTCCGCCCAGAAAACCTATCTGCCGGATATGGTGAAAGTGCAGGGCATGACCGCAATTAACGTGCCTGACGGCAAGAATGCGGTGATGGCGGTGTTTCGTTGCGGGGCCGACATGGCACAGAACCCGTTTGCCAGCCGGACTAAACTCCGCCCGAACGGGACGAACGCAGAGATCATCGCCGAGGACGTCATCAGCATCATCAATAATCCGGTCATCGCGCAGAACGCGTGCCCGACGGTGTACATGCCAGGCGCGGCCTCTTCCTGGGATACCGTTGTCGGCGGCACGACGTACCGCACCAGCGAATACTCTTACCGTCCGAAAGTGACGCTGCGTAACTGCTATCCGTCGATTATCAACGCAGCCGGGGTAAAAGCTGAATTCGATATTGCCGGCGGCTTACTGGCGCGCTACAGCGTCGGCGATACCGGGAACCGCTGCCGGGTAACCGGCGCAGATATTCAGCTTATCCCTGACTCAACAGGGGCTCTTTATTTCGATACATCCAATGTCCGGGCGACGGGCTGTGACTGGTTCGACCCGATGAACGGAGCGACCTATACCGGCACCCTGAACGGTTCCGGCAACGAAAACCGCGGCACCCCGGAACACTCACCCAATATTTAACAAGGAGCCACCATGGCTGGCGTTCGTATTCTTTGCAATCAAGTCATTCCTGTCACCGACTGGAACCACGACTATGTGACCATCAAATCAAAACTGGAAAGCAAATCACCGCTCCCGACCATTGCCAGTTTCGACCTGCTGAACCCACTGGACAACAGCGGGCACGGCTATACCGTCAAACCAAATGGCGGTCAAATTCGCGACTGGGGCCTCCATTACCCTAACGGTGCAAAACCGTCAGTGACTGACCTGGTGAAGACCGGACAGGGCGCCGTATCGTTCATCGTCGCGTTTAAGCTGGATGCCGCTGACCGCTATATCAACATCCTCAGCAATCGTGTAAACAGCGCAGGCTTTAACGTCTATTACAGCGGCGGCTTCTACATGTCCTATATCTACCCGAGTGGTACGACAGGGACCATTGCATCCGCCGGAGTTATCAGCGCGGAAGTTGGAAAATGGTATGTGGCTGTAGGCGTATTTGATCCGGTCACTAAAACGGCCAGTGTGAGGATCAGTGATGCCGGATTGCAGTATGGTCCTATCGGTACCGGCTTCCCGGAAAACACATCGCTGGATACAGCTGTCAGCATCGGTGGTGATCCCAACGGCCTCACCACCTCGTCGATGTACGGTGACATTGCATGTGTTGCGTACTATGACGGCGCATTCACTGCAGATCAGCGTGATGCGATGGTGAGTGTGGGGATGGACATTCTCCATGAGAGAGGGCTGGTCTGAATGCATGCTGCCACCTTTGCGGGTGGCATTAAATTCCACGGGGATACTATGACGATTTCGTACAATGGCCGCAGAGCGGCAAAGTTCTTTTTGGCAATTATAATTGGTGCATGCTTGCAGAAATTCTTTCCCGATGACCTGGTATTGTTATTACTGTCATTTGTTCCTTTTGGAATAAAATTAAAATGGCCGCATTAAAGACACTAAGTCGACATTATTATGTCTGTATTTAGAGCTTTTCTCATAAAGGGATGTAAAGCTGACGTAATCCCGCGAAATACATGACCGATAGATACATGGCAGTAAACATCAATAATAGTTTTATGTTATTATTGTCACTATATTTGTATCTTTTTTTTTGAGATTCAATTGATGAAGTTTTAGGATCGAATTCAGGCTCTCTGGCAATAAAGTCTGATAATGAACTATAAAGAGAGTTTATCTCTTCTTCAGACATTTCTGTTTTATCAATCTGATGTGCGAACTTGTTGCGTATCGCGTTAAGTTTTTTCATAAACTGAAAGCACTCGTTTGGAAACGAGAAGTTTTTTGCAATAACAAGCTTGTTATGGAAGTTTAAGTTAAGAGAGTTATTGAAAAAATTAGTATTGTGGCTGCTTGCCTCAATCCAAGTTTCTAAAATTTTCTCACAAACCATGTGAATTACAAGAACAGCGCTAAGCTGGTCGGTATGGGATGTGAGCGATACAAAACGCATGTTCATCTCTTTCATACTCAGCAGCGTTGAAAAATGCGCCTTATCCATAAATGCCTCCAGTGCTATCATAGATCCTCAACGTAGCACGAAGGCTGGTTTCCTTTGAACCTGGAATTTTATCCATAGCTTACGGATCACGATATGAGTGAAGATAATTATTTATGTCCGGAATGGGCAAAGAAAGGGGCCAATATCCCTCACGACTGGAAGAAATACGTAAGTGAGGAAGTCATGGCGATTTGGGAAGACTTTAGCGTAAACCAGCGCATGGCATTGGGTAGATGCTTTGAGGACATAGCTAGTCTTGAAGAATGGGATTGAAGAAAGATAACCCCCTCTTCAATGTGTTACCCCAACCATGAAAATTAATAGGCGCATCATCTCTTAATCTGCTTCCTCGATAAAAGTACTGTATATACAACCAGTTTGTATCAGGAAGCATCATACTTCAGTCAAAAACCATAGAGGTGCTCTGCGCCTCGACCTCTCGCAATCCTTCACTGGTAGCTAATGGAGGATGGTTGTGTATATCGAAATGTTAATAGTTAAATAAATTTATTATATTGCTAACTATTGAAGATATTTTATCTCCTCTGGATAACCATTTGTCAAGGGCCCCGCTTTCATAGTTTTCTTTTGCTTCGTTAATTGCTTTTATTTTTGTGTCATCACTTATTTCTTGGTTTTTGTATATATGGCCCACTACTTCTTTTAAATTTTCATTAGGGATGCCATCCGGGAATAGAGCCCTTATTTGTGATTCTAACGTCTCAACATAGTATGCTGCATATTCAACGTTGTGCATCTCCCCAACATGAAAATCAGTATTAATATCGACTCCGGCAGGGGCTATCAATCCGGCCTTACCATTTACCATTTTACCTACGGTTACTATATTTTTTTGAGGCTTATTATTGCTCATTTATTAAAACCTTATTTTGTGTGTATTTTTATTTAATGTTCAGAGTAATGTTAGGGTATTGATTTGTGTGTGAGATTTTTTCTGGATTATGAAAAGATTCACTATTCTATATATTTTAAAAGATATTAGAATTATAACATCCACACGCAATCATAAAAGATAGCATAACATTAAATGTTAGCGTATAAATTTTTAAATTAAATGCTCTCTTAATCTAAGTTTTTAGTAGAAATTCAAGTGGTTAAATCTGTCATAGGAATTGATAGATGAAACTTTCTTGATCTGCCATTCACTAAAAACTACTGTATATAAATACAGTATGAGTGGAGTGACAGATCATGCTTCAACAACCACAGTTTTATGAAGTAACCGGCATAAGCCAGCATGCAACATTCGTTGATACACAACGTGGCGTCGCCGTAGTTGAGCGCTCATCATCGCCGTTAGCATCAGCGGTTTTACTTATCTCATATTGCGGCGTGCAGCAGTTTGCGCGCTTCCTTGGAGGATCGCTCATTACGGAGGACGGTGACGCTATTGAAGGGGATATGCTAGCGGATGTTGAGCTGATAGGAGTGGTAACTCACATCATCAGTAAAGCCGGTTTTGATGACAGCCCGGTGATGTAATGTTTGCTCTGGTTGATGTGAACAGCTTCTACGCGAGCTGCGAAACCATTTTCAGGCCGGATCTGCGAGGGAAGCCAGTTGTCGTATTGTCCAATAACGATGGATGCGTGATAGCGCGTTCTGCCGAAGCCAAGAAGCTCGGCATCAAGATGGGGGATCCGTACTTCAAATGCAAAGACCAGTTCCGCCAGCATGGCGTGATTTGCTTCAGTTCAAATTATGAACTCTACGCGGATATGAGCAACCGGGTCATGACGACACTTGAGGAAATGTGTCCCCGGGTAGAAATCTACAGCATCGACGAGGCCTTTTGCGATCTCACTGGTGTACGTAATTGCCGTGTGCTGGAAGAGTTCGGGCATGAGCTGAAAGATACGGTCTACCGCAATACCAGACTTCCGGTCGGGGTTGGGATCGCGCAAACAAAGACGCTGGCAAAACTCGCCAATCATGCGGCGAAAACATGGAAAGCCACTGGCGGGGTAGTTGACCTGTCAAACGTTGAACGGCAGCGAAAATTAATGGCTTTACTCCCGGTTGATGAGGTGTGGGGTATCGGCCGTCGCATTAGTAAAAAACTGGAGGCTATGGGGATAAAAACCGTCCTGCAGCTAGCTGATACGGATATCCGCTTTATCCGCAAACACTTCAACGTGGTGCTTGAGAGAACTGTCCGTGAGCTGCGCGGCGAGTCATGTCTTGAGCTGGAAGAGTTTGCGCCAGTGAAACAGGAAATTGTCTGCAGCCGGTCGTTCGGGGAGCGCATTACCACCTATGAACAAATGCGGCAGGCTATCTGTTCATATGCGGCCAGAGGCGCAGAGAAACTTCGTGGAGAGCATCAGTTCTGTCGCTATATCTCCACCTTTGTGAAGACATCTCCCTTTGCGCTGAACGAAAAATACTACGGCAACAGCGGGTCCATTAAGTTACTGACGCCCACGCAGGATAGCCGGGATATCATCAATGCCGCGGTAAAGTGCCTGGATGCGATATGGGTCGACGGGCACAGGTATCAGAAAGCGGGGGTCATGCTCGGCGACTTCTTCAGTCAGGGAGTTGCACAGCTAAATCTTTTCGATGAAAACGCACCGCGGGCCGGAAGTGATAAGTTGATGGAGGTGCTCGATCACCTGAACGCTAAAGACGGAAAAGGAACGCTCTACTTCGCCGGGCAAGGTATACAGCAGCAATGGCAGATGAAGCGTGAAATGCTTTCCCCACGATATACTACGAGATTTGAGGACTTGTTGGTAATTAAGTAAAGTTATTGAAACTGTTCTATTGTGATTGCTTAATAAAAGGAAACGAGAGCTTTAGTAAAAGCCCTCGCTGAGAAATGCTACAATAGAGCAATTTTATTTATGGGATTAGGTCATCAATTAAATCATTGAAACCCGAACCTTGCCGTGAAACAATCTCATATAAATTTATTAAAGTGGAGTCGCAATACCTGCTTTTCCAAAGAACTTCATAATTATCAGTGACTATCGCAAGTTGGGGTTCTTCGGTCCATGCCCACTCCACATCATCAAAGAAATGTTTATATTTTCTCAGGTAGATAGCAAGTTTTTTCCCTTTGTAATCGCAAGTATAAACCGCGCCGATACGATCCTCGTTCGCCTCAGTAAGCGCGATAAAATCTTTTGAAAGTACAATTTTCCATACAAGTTTATCTTCCGATGTTTCCCTGCTTAATTTGACATAAAGCTTATTTAAATCATTGTCTTTAAACAT